GGGCGCATACAAACATGGCAGCCCCGGGGGTGGGGTTCACAGTACCTTTTTACAGTTGGGCTTTAATTTAGTATACAGGCATGTCCTCGTCAGCGACAACGGTCACTTTGCTCGCGCTGTCGAAGTCAACAACGTGCTCATGCGGAATCACCTCCTCGTGAAGTCGCTGGTGCGTCGCCTCATCCGGCGCGAGGTACATCGTTATATCCAGCCTGTTGCCGCGCTTCTCCACCTGCGGCTTCGGCATCTTGATGCTGATATATTTGTACCAGTCGCAATACCGTTTGAATCCGTCCATGATGGCCCGTCTCGTCTTCGGTCTTATCCTGGACATCGTGGCCTTCTCACACTGGATGTTCGATCCAGTGAGCATATCTCTCACGGCGGCATAGACGGCGCCAACGTAGATGGCCCGCTCCTTCTTCTTCCTCAGCCTCTTCCTACCCCTCATCGCCGTCCTCCTCGCGCATCTTCCTCTCAATCTCGTCAAGCCGCTTGTCCATATGAACATAGCGCTCCATCCAAACCAGAAGCTTCTTCTCCACCTCGCAGACCTCGCGCCCAATGCCCTCGATTGCCCTGAGCCTTTCCAAGATGTCCTCCTGGACCTTCTCTACTGCTGATACCCTGCTGACGAAGTCCTGATACATCCAAAAAAGCTTTGCGTGAAGCTCCGAAGGCTTCATATCGTCGATGTCTGTCATTGATTTTCGCCTTTCGAATTCGATACATTGATCGAATATGCCATCCCGCGCCCCCTCCCACAGCGCCCTCAAACTCTACTATACGTTGGTATAGGGGCGCAAGGGGGAGATCTTAACCCCTGTTCCGAAACGCCCGCTGCTTCTCAATCTGCCGGATCAGTGCGTCTCGGTAGTAGTCCCCGAGGTGGGCCGTTACAAACCGTGTAGGCGGCCCTAGCCAATCCCTTGCCCTCGTGTACAAGGTCGTGTGTTCCATGCTGTAGAGCATCCGGAGGCGGGCACCTGTGGGCCATCCGCGCTTGACTCTGCGCCCCCCGAGTACGCGGTAGAAGCCCTTTTTGTACTTGTTGGAGGCCTTCCCCCTGACACCAAGAAAAATCGTCCTGTCGCCCGACTCGACAGCATCCTGGACGCGCCTAATAACGGCCTGCTTGGTGTTCTTGTACTTTTCCCGAATGCGCTTCGCCACTTTGAGCCGGTTTATCCAGTTGGACCGACGAATCACCCGGGTCCTCGGCTTCGCCCCCTCCTGGCCCGCTGCAGCCGACGTGGGCAGGGGGACTCCGTGCTTGCCCCGCGTGTGCTCGGTGAACCCTTCGGTCTGCTTCCGCATGAAGTCCTCGGTGGAACCGGCCGCGCTCTCCATGTCTTCGATTCGTCGCGAGAAGGTCTTCTGGAAGCGGATCGATCTCTGAACGAAGGTGTTCCGGATGGTGAAGAGTTGCCCGACCTTTTTTTTGGACAAGTCGCTCGCCTTGTAGGCGGCGGTGTTGAGCGTGCCACGGATTGCGTAGGGCATCCCCTGTTTGCCGAACTTGTCGAGATCGTTCTCGTACTGCTCGAGGGGGTAGGTGTCTAGTTTGATGTCAAACACCGCCGTCTCCTCTCCCTGCGTCCGGATACCCGATGCCACCGGCGGGCTCCGGGTAGGTTTCGGCATCCTCGTCAGCATCCGTGTCGGTGTCGTCCGCTTCGGCGAGCAAGCCGTGGGCAAGCGGAGCATCCGTCCTCTCAAGCATCGGAACAACTGGCTCCGTGTCCGTGAGCGCTTCGGTGTCGGTGTCCGCCGGGGCCGCCTCGTGGCACCCGACGATAGCCATCACAAAAACAATCTTCATCAGTTTTCCAAGCATTCATTCCTCCTTCGTTGGTCATCACTTGGATCGTAGCACTTCGTAGGTCTCCGAACCAATGTTTTCCGCACGCGCCTGAGCGTTCGAGCACCTGCGCCCCCAACGGATGTACGCGCACCCACCCTTGCTGGTTGTTTCGGCGCTGTAGCAATTCTCAAAGTGGGAGCACGGCGCTCCGCACACCCAGGGTGTTCGGAGCAGTATCCGTGCCTGGCTTCATGCTCACTCCCTAGATGCACCTTTCGGAATTTGTGGACAAGGCGAAACAGAATTCCACTTGTTTGTGACGTGGTTCACCCGGTCAACAAACGCCTCCATGGTACAGCCATGATCTGCAACAAACAGAGGCACCCCGTCTTCACCATCCTTGCTGTCGTATAGCTCTACATGAAACATGCACTCCTTGTTCTGGCAATGTAGATAGAGGCGATATTGGCGGTCTCCAGCCTGCTGGAGGTACCATGCCGGAAGCTTCCCGCAGTACGGGCATGGGCCTGGCCGCCAAATGAGAAATGCGCCAAACTCAGCGCTTTTTTTGGGTTCTACTTTTATATCCATCTTTGACTCCATTCTTCGTTCCTTTCGTTTCCGAGTTAAAAACCGTGTTTTACACCCCGTCGGGTCTTTGCTGGGCTCAGCCTGGCTGCGCCGTTCCTCTGCCCATCCTTGCCACGCCGTTGCATCGCCACGCCTTGCGACGCATTGCCGTTGCAATGCTCGGCCGCGCCCTGCACAGCCGTTGCCCGGCCGAGCAATACGAAGCCGTTGCAGCGCCTGGCCGCGCAGCGCGAGGCCACGCCGCTGCCATGCCGTTCGAAGCCTCGCCCTGCCGTTGCAAAGCACTGCCCCGCCATGCGAGGCCAAGCCGTCGCAAGGCAGTACCGGGCCCTGCCAAGCCTTTGCCAAGCGGAGCCGCGCAACGCCGTCGCAAACCTATTGAATCTCTTCCCACTCAAACCGACCCATCCCGCTGTTCCGCCACTGTCCGATCCCCTTGCGCTTCCCGTAATCCAGTGCCTGGCGGACGAATTTCTCGTATCCCGGATACATTACCTCTACCTCAAATTCGATCTGAGAGCCCTTCGGGATCTTCTCCGAGCACGCCAGCGCGACGCGCTCCCCCTTCATCGTTTCGGCTCGGAGCGGCCTGACCTCAAGCTTGTCATTTTTGTGATCTGGTTCCAGCGACCTCTTGCACCAGTCGACAGAGCTTTGACCTTCTGGGAATTTGATCGGGATTTCGCGAGGGTAAACGAAAATGTAATTGTCCACCCGGCGCTTCACGACAAAGAACGAAATCTCACTGCATCCTGTTGGCCGGATGACTCCGCCATTGTCGACGAATATTCCGAACATCTCCTTGATGAACCCTTTGATCTGGTAATCCAAGAAGATCGGAACGTTCTCATCGTCCTCGGACCTGCGGAAAACGGTCATGCCCTTTTCCTCAAGCTCCTCCTGCGGGAGGTTTTTAAGCTCGTCCTTGACCTTCTCCTTGTCTGCCGAGTTTTTACCGATGTGCTTTGAGTATATCTCGGGATCGGCCGGAGATGTACCGAGGACCGGCCTCGTGAATGTGAGCCGGACCTTGATGGTTTTCGGATCGAACTCTGCTGTTTTCTTCGGTGGTTTTGCGGTTTTCTTTTCGGTTTTCTTTTCAGTCATTTTTCTTGCCTTTCAGCTGGTTGTTTCGCCCCGTGGGGCCTTTGCTTTTCAAGTCATCGCCTTGCTCTGCCGTTGCCGGGCAGTGCCGAGCATTGCCGTTGCCCTGCTGCGCCGCGCCACGCCGCTGCCATGCCGTGCAAAGCCTCGCCCTGCCGTTGCTACGCCGAGCGCCGCACTGCCGTTGCCGAGCTGCGCGACGCTTTGCCGTTGCTCTGCCGGGCAAAGCCCTGCCCCGCCGTTGCTGGGCTTTGCTGCTCGCCGCGTTGCCGTTGCATTGCCAGGCAGATCTGAGCCAAGCCGTTGCTGCCATCTGCTCATCGTCTCCTTGCCTTCGCATAAATCCGAATCCTCTCCTCTACATCAACCTGTATCTGCCGTATTCTCTCCCGCGTCAGCCCGAGGATATCCCCGACTTCAGCCAATGACATCCCGGCCGCGCGGCAGGTGAAGACGATCCGCTTCTTCGCATCCATCCGCATCACCGCGCACCATGCAACACGGCGCATTTCATCGACGGAAATCCTGTCTACCGTCTCGTTTTCACCACCAGGCCCCGGTATGACATCTTTCAACGTGAACCCGTCGTCTTTGTGTCGAAGCTCAACGTCCATCGACTCGCAATAGACCAACGCTTCACAAATCTTCTTCGCGCCTTTTTTCGACAACTGCCCCCTTCGTAATTCGAGGGCCTCAACCGCCTCGTCAATGGTAGGCATTCTGCCCGTTCGCCGCTCTTCCTCCTTTCGGTACTTGTGAACCTTTCGGCGGATCTCGTCTGCGTGGAATGGGACATAAATGTGACTGCTCAGGACGATTGCGCGTTGAATAAAACACCGGATCCACCAGTGAGCGTAGGTCGAAAACTTGAAACCCCTCGATTCGTCGAAAAGCTCTGCCGCCCGCAGAAGTCCGATATATCCCTCCTGCTTGATGTCCTCGATGTCCATCCCAGATCGCCGATACTCGTTTGCTATGGCCGCGACGAGCCCCTTGTTCTCGATGGCGAGTTGGTTTCTGCGGTCAATCGCGGCATGATCCATCGCGGCGCTCATTTGACAACGCCCGAAGCTGCGATTCTGTTCAAGACATCTGGGTAGTACTCTCGCTCCCATTCGGTTCTCCCCATGCCGTTCCCTGTCGTTCCGGACAGCGAGTGTGTTCGGAGATTCTCTCTTTTGTACCGTCCTCCTCCCAGATATCCGTAGACCGGTGAAAGCGGAAGTCCATTATCGTGGATGTATGCGAATATTTCAGACGATCTCCAAAGAGACAGCGGCCTACAACTGTTTTTGCTAGCGAAACCATTGACGCACCATTGCAATGAGCGAACCGAAGATTCATCATTTCTAATGCCAGAGCACCTCTTTCCATACTTTTCAAAAAGTATTTTCCAATGTTTGTCTCCTTTTCTCACATCGCGATATTCGAAAACTTCTTCTTTGTAATCGAAATCGTGGGTGCGCATGAAGACGTCTCTAACCGAATCACAGTCCGGATTTGCCCGGTCACTAAATCGCATATACACAACAGATCTTTCGATGCCGCATTTCAAAAATAAATCCAACAATACGATACTATCTTTTCCCCACGAAACCATAACGCAAGATTTATCGTTAGAGGAAAGGAAATCTCGCATCACGGTTATTGACTGGTCGCATTTCTGCTCCGACCATTTAGACATCGCATCAATCTCCTCGTAGTCTGACCACAAAGCGAGATCTTCTGTTGAGTGCCTATCTGTACGTATCAGCATATCCTATACCTGTTCCCTGGAAGTTCTTGCACCGGCAAAAACAATGACAGTTCGTTGATTATCCTAATTGCTGTCCTGCGGTTCACTTCAAGCAATGCAGCAATTTCGGATGTAGTGTGCTCCCTTGATCTCAATGCGTCCTCGGCTCTCCTGCGCCGTTGGTATGGCGTGTCTGTTCTCAGCATGGTATCCCCACTTCCATGAATGTTTCTGGGTGCCAGTACGGTGGGAAAGCGCCACCGAAAGAATGTCGGTATCCGGTAGCATGGGCATCCTTTACGGCTCCTATCGGCAGCGTCTTCATTAGGACAGTCCCTCCCTTATTCGGTGCGAACAGGGAGTAATCATCAGGCTGTTCGGAGTATTCCCATCCGGCTATTCTACCGTACCCGTATGACCTGCAATGCCCAAGCGCTACGATGCGCTTCAGGAGCTTGTTCATCTCCTTCCTGTCCCCGCGAACAAACCAGTTGACGGAATCTACAACGCGTATACGGAGCGGAACAAAACGCGATTTATAAGGGCCGCTCGAGGTGAGGAGCTTCTTCCTGCTTCGCGCGCCAAGAAGCGCCGCGCAAATGTCGGTATCGAACCTCTTTGATTGTCGCTCCGTGTATTCGGCAAACACGTTTCCGAGTATCGGATCAGAGGAGCAGTAAAAATCGATCCCACCGATGGTTCGCTTGGAAACCGGGATCGGCGGGTGCTTGATTTCGGACAGCGGCACGTTCCGCGTGAGCTTCTTCGCCATCTTGTACCCGAGGCGAAGCGCCAGCTCGTATTCGAGCAACGCATCAATCCGAGGGGGGGCCCCGCAAAGCGGTGATGACAAGTTGCACTTCACTAGCCAGTTCTTCAGCATCAGAAATTCTCCCGTAGCCACTCGGAGAGCTCGTCGACGTGTGTATTGACGTGGGCGATGTAATCTTTGATAAGCTCGCACGGGTCTTTCAGCGCACCGAACCAATCTTCGAGACCCTCGATGTGCAGCGACGTGTTGAGCTTCCCGTGCCCGATTCTCGCGCTTCCACCGATGGTCCCGCCGCCGTTTTGCCAGAGGTGGATCGCGTGGAGCGCCGCCCCTACCTCCAACGGTGACACGTTGTACAGAATCACATCGTGATAAAATATCGCGCCCTGAATAACGGTCTCTCCATTGTACACCATTAGATTTGATTTCGGTGCCGCGTCGCCCTTCACGATCTCTGAAGCGTCTTTCATTCTTGCCGCGTCACCTCGTGTATACTGATACTTCGAAATGAACGATTGAGCGGGCATCAATTTTTCATCCACAATTCCGAATATTGATGGAGCGGTTTTTTCGAGCACGCCCTTATTCTCTTCGCAGACCAAAATACCGCGCGACACGAACAGGGACCCGCCGACGACCTGGTTCTTCAGCGCACCTCCGAGAAGACGATACAGTGGAGACACCGTGTGGAGCTTTGCGATCGCAGGGATGTTGTCCGTAGTGGAAGACTCCGTCAGGCTCCCGCCGGTGAACATGTAGTTCGCCTGGTCGATGTTCAGGTTCCCGCGTAAGCCGCAGGCGTCGACCAGGTACAGAGCCCCAGGCCCACGGATCATCCGGTGGCGAAGCGCATTGCCGCTGAGCACCGGAACTTCTACCACGTCGTTCTTGAAGACGACCTTCTCTCGGTTAAGGATTGACTCGTTACCCGATACGCCTGACATGTGCGTAATCGGAGACATGGCCTCTGAGAGCATATGAATTTTGCATGTCCCGATCTGTTTCATCACTCACCTTCCTTTAGGTCACGCTTAGCGTCTTTTATCGATCCCCACAGATTTCTGGCGTAAACCAGTATCACATTGCTCTTCTTCTCGATTGTCCGAAGGAATGCCATCTTGTCATCATCGCTCTTCTGCTCAAACGATATGAGCCATTTTTCGAGACGAGAGTTTGATGCAACCATAGCAGGATTGGCCTTGATGAAATCCAGCGCCAAGTTGACAAACTCCTCGAAGTCTCCACCACACTTTTTGCATGATGAAACAATTCCATTTCCAATGCGTTCCCACATCGTCATCCGGTCGAGCTCTGAAGAAAACAGCTCAGGCAAAATCGAACAGAAGCTGACCGCGTTTCCTTTCGCTTCCTCCATCATCTCGGCATTTTGATCGCTTGTTCGGTAATCGATCACTCCCGCAAGCTTCTGTCTGAACTCTTGCGCTGACAAAATCTTCATCTCTCGCATCCTTTTTTCCTTTGCATACCCAAGCCGCAATTCGCGCCATGGGCTCATTGTGAATTTCGATCCATTCCTCAAGAATGGTTTCGTCTCCAAAATACTTCACGGTATTCAGAAAGCACGTAAACTCCTCTGGTGAAAGCAGCGCCTTCTTTCCAATCGCAGCGCTGGCCAACGTTGCTGCTTTCAAGAAATGTTCCCAGCGGCCTGCATCTATCTCAATCTGCTCTTCCTCGAGTTGGACAACAAACCATTCCCTATCGTTATTGACCGGAGCCCTAAAGATGATCTGCTTTTTCCCGCTTTCGGCGAGAACGATTGAAAACGGTGGAGCCGGGGGACATGACAAAATCTTCCTAGCGTAATCGAGATGTTTTTTACTGAACGCCGTGTTCCCCTGGGTTGATAGAACCCACGAATAGGTCCTAGGAGCTCCTCCCCTACCGGTCTTTACCTCGCCGTCAACGAGAGTTGTGTCGACGATGGTGTCCATTGATGCCACGCAGCATCCACAAACAAAATCGCTTCCAGGAAACTTGACTATGTCTCTATTGGTGAATGTCTTCTTTACGTATACGGATTTATTGTATTCGTTTCCGCATTCGAGACCGCAATAGTAACACCTGTTGTTACCTGGAATATATTTATCTGGCGCGAATAGATATGGAGCAGTCATAAACGATGGGGTAATCATCATTCACCTTCCAATCACGAGCGCACCGATGATAATTCCAACCCCGACACCAACCAGCGTCGCACCGCCGCCAATCAGTATCGCTCGTAGCTTTGCCTTCCTGGCCTCTCCCCCGGCTCTCTTCTGGTCGCTCTCGCGGAGTTGGTACACAAACTGCCTGTCGTCCTCTGCGGCCCTTAGCGTCGTGTTACAGCGCTCCAGGGATGTCTCGAGGGATGATAGGTGAAGCTCAATGTTTTCGACCTCATCATTCAGCTCAAGGTGCAACTCGGAGAGCGTCCGGTATGTCGCATAAATCCTGAGCACGCCCTGGAACCCGCGAAAGTCCGTCTTGACAAACTCTTTCCCTCCGATCTCGAGTCGCTCGAAATCCGGGAGCGGCAAATCAAGGTTTATATCGGACCTTCCCTTGTCCGCGTAACTCATCCGCGATTGTAAGCAGGTCACCAATGCTGCCAGCAGAATCAATCCTGTCAACGGTCTCGGCGTTTGCATCGTATTTCTCCTTCACGTGCTCTTTTATTTCGTCTCGGATCTTCTTCATCCTGTCCCGGTCGGCTTCGGCCGCTGCCTCGGTCTCGAAGTGCGACTCAACGCGGTCGTCAACCGACGCCTTGTGATGGGTCACGATCTCTTCCGGGGTCACGCGTACCGAGCAGCGCCACATGAATAGTAGGGCGATGCCGAGCACCACGGGGATGGCGAGAAGTACCTTCCAATACCATTTCAGGTTGACGAATCCATCCCATAGGGTTTTGGGTGTCATGGCGTCTCCTTTCTGTTCTGGCTGGTCTCGCGCCGCTTTTCGAGATGGCCCTCAATGTCGTTCGAAAGCGCTCCCTTCACGGTCCCAAGAAACCGGTCCACCGTCGCCTGGTTTGTGAGGTACGACACCGTCACGGTTGTGAGCCCAAGGGCGATGATGCCCATTACAACCCCGGTCATCGTGTTGAACGCTGCGCCCTGGACGATGGCCAGCACCAGACACCCTCCAAGAACCGCGATCGACGCAAAGAATGCGGCGAACTTTTTCGAGTTAAAAATATTTTTGTCTTTCATTTCTCGACCCCCTTGAGTGTCTCCTTCCAGTTGGAGACGAAGAGGGGCACGCCGTAACCGTGTTTGAAGCTCCATCGGCTTTCAAGCGGCGTAACGTCTGCCCTCTCGGAGAACCCCCATGGTGTCCCCCATTGGTCAACGGCGAAGCGGTCGCAATCCACCGGCACCTCTACCTCGATTTCGATCTTTACTCGTCTCGTTTTCATGGCGTCACGCCCTCCAGTTCGCACAAGCTTTTTTCCAAATCCTCGCAATACGGAGGAATGTCGACCTCGCAAGAATCCGCGCAATTCATCCATTGTCCTCGAAATTTTATTGGCTTGAAAACGCCAAAAACACGAACCGATTTATCCCAGTCAATCGCAATCCATTCAGCCCAGTTCGGGCACCAGACGGTATGGTCAACGCCATCGCACCTGAATTTCTTCATTACGATTCTCATGGCGTCACCGTGTCCATTTCATATCGAAGCATCGCCGCGACATGCGAAGCGGCGATCGCTTGTCGCCCTGCTGGCCGGGATAGAAGTTCGCAGTCGCTTTTCGATGTCATGAATCCGTTTTCGGTGAGCACGGCAGGCATCTTAGTGCGCTTCAAGACGTAAAAACCCGCCACCTTTATGCCCCTGTTTCGGAGAACTATTTGGGGGAGTTCTTCAGACAGAATTAACGCCAGGTTCTGTTCTGGAATGGATGCTCCAGGTTTTATGAACACCGCAAAACCTTCTGCGTTGCTCCACCCTCCTTTCCCGGACGCGTTCGCGTGAACAGAGATGAACGCGCAACGGTGCGTCTCGTTGAGCTTGTTTGCTCGCCGTACGCGCTCCCGCAATGGAATCGATTCTTTTTGGACCACGATGTCAACGCACTGAATACCTGCCGCCTCTCCGAGGCTTATGATCCGGTTGACAACATCTCGGTTGAACTCCCACTCATAGATCCCTGGCGGAATCTCCGGACTTCTTTTCCCAGGCGTGTCACACCCGTGACCAGGGTCAAGAAGCCAAAGCAGTTTTGACGGGTCTATGTTTGTGATCTTGATGTCAGTCATCTCACTTCTCCTTCGCGAGCAACTCGCGGAGCTTCGCGCGTGCGTCCGCGCGGGCATCTCGTGATGTGCATTTGCCGAATTCGGAGTTTTTGCAATACGGACTCATCATTTCCGGAACGCAAAAACGGCAATGTTTGTCGTCCCCCGTAGACCCGCAGAAATACCTCAACACTTTTCCCCTGGCGCTTACCGCGCACATGTTTCGTTTAGTCATCGTCCCTCCATTGGCACGACAGATCGCGCCTCGTCTCCCAGTCGTCGCAACCGGACATATTGGCACTCACGTACCACTCGTTTTTGATGCACGCCCCGTACCATTGCGGGGGCGGCTTTTTCGGTAGTCTGATGAGCAGCGGAAGAGAGTCGCGTCGCTCGAAGTCTCTGCCCTTTTTCGATCTGCGGTAGTGGATGCACTTCCCGCAGGGTTTTTCCGGAGCGCCCATCAGTACACCTTCCCTTGGATAAACTCGCCTATCATGTAGGCTTCTATCGCGTTGATCCCTGACTGCGCCGGGTAGTCGGTCCTGGTCACGAATGTTGCAAATCCTTGTCTTCGGACGTATTCGCCAAACGCGATCTGTTCCGGTGACAACTTGTCCTCCCCGACTTTGACCTCGACGTACAGCCCGTTGTGCAAACTTCTAAAGTTGGGAACCGGCATAAACAGATCCCACACTCCGGCGAGGACTCCCTCGCGCTTGAGCTTCGCGGCCTCGGTTTTGCTGCGCTTGCCACCGTTCGGGCACGCGTAGATCCACTCCGCTCCGCCGCCACGGAGACGGCAATACCTGACGATCTCGCATTGGGCCTTGTGGTGTTCATCGGATCTCAAAACAGACTCCCTTGCTCGCTGGCTACACAGTGAGGAGAAAACCAAATCCTCTCCTTGTATTTGTTTTTGTTGCCATCAGAGTTCCGTGAAGCATATCCTCCTCTTGTTTTCCAAGATACGCATTCCCAGCTTGGCGGCATCTCGTGCTCTCCTTCATAGCCGCAGAGCGCGATCCGCATGTTCTTGTCTTCACCGTGTTCAATTGCCCACCTCCTCACATCATCGGACACCGAAAGCGACTCTTTTGCGTACAAAGATGAGCATCTTTGAGCGGCTTCGCCGTAGGGAGGGTCCAAAAATACGGCTGTGGTCCCCCGTATTGTGGTTGGTGTTGGGCCACATACCCGAGACCAGTCTCCGCAACAAACTCTCACGCGTCGCATGCGTTCGGACAGTTTTTCGAACCACTCATAAATTCCGCCCTTCCTGTGGACGCCTCGCCCGGCATTCCCGAGGTGGACGAGCTTCCTGTGGACGCCTCGCCCGGCATTCCCGAGGTGGACGAGCTTCCTGTGGACGCCTCGCCCGGCATTCCCGAGGTGGACGAGCTTCCTGTGGACGCCTCGCCCGGCATCCCCGAGGTGGACGAGCTGGCCGTCTACGACCTGCCACGGACCTTTCCCGCTGCAAAATTCGCTTCCTATCCAACAGCAGATCCCCCAGACCCACCACCCGGCTATTTTTGCGTCGTAGTAATCCGGGTCACCCTCGAGGAGTGGAGTCAAACTTTCCCGCTGGTTGATCAACCACGCGTGACGCGCATGGAGATCATTTTCGTTCACAGGCCAATCTGCGTAACGAGCCACTTCGCTAGGATCAGACGATACGGATCTCCAAAAGTTGGCAACAAATCCGTCCAGGTCGTTGATCGTTTCTGTCCTGTTAACGCGCGGAGAGCCGAGCAATACAGCACCAGATCCGAAAAACGGTTCAACGTAATTGTCAACCTGGCCAAATCTTTTCCAGACAAGATCGGCGACCATCGACTTTCCGCCAAACCATGGGAACGGGGCCTTTAGCGGTTCATCGGATCTCATCGATCACCGTCCTGATTGCGCTGCGGACCTCTGGAGTCCAAACGATGTTTTCGTGGTTCGTGCCTTCGACCAGGGTATTGATCGCTCCGTATCCAGATACATCCACACCCTTCGGTGACGCGTCCCGCTGGTACAGGTTGATCGTCTTATGAGAGACTTTCTTCGCCTTCACAGCGTGACCAAACAGACCGTGTAGTACGCTGGTAGGGTCAATCGATATGACGCGCTCTACGCGCTCCCAGCGGTCTCCAGCGTTGAGCATGCGGAACATCCGTACCGCTCCGAGGGATTTGCCGATGCACACAACACCTGTCCAGTCCACAAAAAAAGTGTCGAACAATCTTCCCATTTCTCGAGTTGACGTAATTGGGAAAGTATAAAAATATAAGCCTCCAACTTCTTCCCTGACGACATCCTTCACCGCCCTGGCGACATCCGCCACCGCGTCATATAGCGGAGTGTCCCCGCTGCTCGAAGCAGCGCCCTCGAAACATATGATCCTCATTTCCTAATCACCGAAGTCCCTTCAAAAGAATATTTCCGGCCGCCGACTTCAACCGGCTCTTTTACTGCGTTTTCTGCCAACCCGATTATTGTGTCCAGTCCGTCTTTCAACCAAGTCATTTCGATCCTCCTTTGTGCGCCTCAAGGTGCGCTTCAATACTCAATTGATCTGCCATTGGAATGCTCCCTATTCCATCCCTGGAGATGGTCACAAATCCAGTCCGTGGTATGTCTCCACCTCGTTTCAGATCGACTTCGCATTCTATTTGGGCCTGAGCCCTGGAGCCATCTGAAGGTGGCTTGAGCTTGATTTTGAGCGTTACAGTTCTGGTCTTTGTCGGGTGCGTGTTCGGATCTGCGATGTCCTTTGTTGCCTGCTTCAGTGCGTGATCTACATCCGCCACAACCCCTTGGTTTGCTGTAATTGCAGCGAGGCATATTTCTTCATACGGTAGCATCCCCATTGTCTTATTCCTTTCTTTGAGACATTCGTCTCCACGTCCGAAGGCGCTGTTTGATTGTTTTGACTCCACGATTGCATGAGCCTGTGGCGTACCTTCGAAGCCCTTCTTCCAGAGAGCCGCAGAATCGCCTTGATTCGTCCATCAACATGGCCATGCAGTAGATGCCGCCTCGATAGGTTGCCGGGTTGTAGCCGCCATCCTCGCAGCGCTGGCGGGCAACCCCGTGGTATTGTCCGAGCCCTACCTCTCCAAGTTTCCCGGTCCGGTCTGTCCTGATGCTGCTCTCGCGATATGCCCAGTACACAAGCAGGGTAGGGGGCACGTCGTATTGCAGCCCAGCCGCCTCGAAATACCCGGACACCTCTGCTCTCAGAACGGGGTCGTGGAGCTCGTGGCGCGGCGTCGCGGCGATGAGCATCAGGATTAGTTGGGCTACGGCGATCACCTCAGCACCTCCAATGCGATCTCCCCCGCCGCAGCCAGCAGGAGGAGGTAGATTGAAACTCCGGTCCGGTTCATCACATCACCTCCAGTATCCATATGAGGTACTTCTCGAGCGCGGCGTACCTGGCGGCGTCGCTGATGGCAACACGGGAAGCGTCCCTGGCGGCGTCGCTGATGGCAACACGGGAAGCGGCCCTGGCGGTGTCCCAGACAGCGTCCCAGGCGGCGGACCTGGCGGCGGCCCTGGCGGGGTTCCAGACAGCGTCCCAGGCGGTGTTCCAGGCGGTGTCCCAGGCGGTGTCCCAGGCGGCCTCATATCCGGTCACCAGATACCACCAGACCACGTCCGGACAGCCCCAGTATGGCTCCACGTCCAGCGCGATTCGTCGCGCCACTCGGTTTGCTCTCCACGGCGAGTGAGCGTGAAGCATCTCCGACAAAGCCCAAATCCGGTCGAGGACCGGGATGTCTAGCCCCGCGATGTCGTCTTGGGTGAGAATCTCGCGCCCTGCCCACAGCTCTCGGACCCGCTCTTCGGGGTAGTCGTCGCAAGGACCGAAAGACATGATATCTTCTACGGTCGCGGTCAGCATCACTCCACCCCCCTCGCCGGGTCGCACATGCGCTTGCCCCGCGTCCCGTTTGTTTCGCCGGTTTCCTCTGTTGCCACCTGCGCGGCGATGGATAGTCGCACTCGCTTGATCTCCGCGTCCTTCGATGAGATAAACCTATTGAGTCCGTGCAACTCCTCGATCATCTTGCTTCGCGCTCGGTCCATATCGTCACGTTGCGCGATGAGCTGTTTCAAAAGTTTGTATAGGTCAGTCATTGTTTTCTCGCTTCCTGATCAACCTGTCGATTTCGGCTGCAATCAGAGCCCCCGCCTTTTCAAGGGTCCGTATTCCTATACCGGGTTCGAAGCTGTCATCATCCCAATCGGAGGGATAAATTGCCGTGGCTTCCTCAAACCAGTACAGGTGGTACAATAGATAAGATGCGGCAGCCCTAACCAACTCACCCCTATCGTGCCAGTCGTCTTCCTCCTCTGTATAATTCTCAACGTGTATTTGTCGCATCCTCTCGGTGTATATTCTTCCGACACCTGTATCACGTGGTGTTGCGTTTCTGGGTAAGGCCTGTGGTCCATCATCTTTCTTGAGCGCACCGCAGCAAAGGCACCAGTGGATTGTCCCCATAACTCGGCTCATCGGGATGTTGCACGTTTCGCAAATATATTTATCCATCACTCCTCACTTTCCAATCGCGTAGATCTGAGCGTCTGCGATTATGCTGTTTTTTCGGTACGGGTATTCGATCGAGACGATGTCCTCCCCGATCTTCCCTTGGTTCCAGCGCGGCCTCATTTCGACACATCCCTCATTTCGCACTCGCTTTCGAACATGACTATATTTCCGCAGTGCGGACAGTCACAATCGTCATTTGATTTGAACGCCCACATTGCGTAGATAAAGCATCCGTTTAGACAATTATATATCTCAGACCACTCTCCGCATTTTGGGCATTTCGCTTCTGTTGTCATACCCTATCCCTCCAGTATCCGTCTCATGATCTCAGCCTTGGCCTCAGACTTTGCCTGTTCATATTCTATCCAATCCCGTTCCAGGAAAATCAGGTTCCTCGGAAGAACCTCTTTGAGAGTTCCGTCATCAGCTTCGACGATTGCAACCGTCTGGTTTCCGACCCCGCCGTCAAATTCTTCGAAGTAACAACCCCAGCAATGAAAAATACCCTCTCCGCGTTCTTGTGACCAATGTCCTTTAGTTTCGGCATCGGCGGGGACATATCTATTCAAAACGTATTTAACTCTTCTCATGGCATCTCCTCCCACATGCGACCGTCGCACCACTCTATTCCGGTTTTTTGTCCCATTGTTTCATCCTCCTGTTCATCCCGAGCCTCTCGATGTCGATCCATCTGCGCGGCGGGCTGTTCCGAGTCTCATCCGACAAACCGCATCCAAACTGGTCCTCGCACGTCCCACATGAGAGATAGTGATAAGCCCCAATCCCTGGTTCACCGCGCATTAAATCAGTTGGCACGTGAGAGATGTGCCCGTCTCGGTCTATCTTCAGCGCGGTGATGCGGGGGCGGTTTATCATTTTAGTTTTTTTCCAAAATCAAGCTGCTGCGGAAAAGACCCGATTGTAAAAGGATCCGGATCGTCCTCTTCTGGCTGGCATTGGCCGTACATCGCATTGCAGCACACAAGTTGCCTAATTCCATCTACCCAAAACCAGGATAATCTTGCTCCACATATGTGACATCTTGCCACTTCTTCGCTCATCTTACACCTCTCGCCGTTTCTGCAATTCCGATCAAAACATCCCTGAATTCTAATGGCGTTGCAGCAGCCGTCGCCTTGCCTACCCTTGGACGTTTGTCAAATTTGTTTGTGTGGTTTCCGCACCAGCTGACCAGTGCTGTCGACGCCGTATCCGGCGTCGAACCCCATTTCAAAGACGGCAGTTCTGTTCCGTAGGCATAGAGCCACGTTGCTTTTTTCGCCGGGTGTCCATATCTCCCCTGTTCGACATGGCATGACCAACCACCACACAAGCCGCGCTGCCATCCTCCATGGCGACCCGGAACAGGTAGATCAAATGCGTTCCACGCGTCGGAATAGGCAGGGTGCTCAAGAACTCCACCAAAGCTCCTGACAGAGATCAGTGCCGATTCAAAGCACCCACCATCATCTCCTCGCTTATGTCCCCATCTCGCCTCTACAAGGCCAGCCAGACGGCACCATCTAGAACATGGTGGGTGGGCGACAACAGGTAATGGTCCATTGTACAGGCGGGCATCACGTTCTTCGTCCCATGGGTCGACGTTTGGTAGCCCAAAATAAATCCCGTTTTTGTGGACAAACAGAGCTGCTATTTTAATACTCACTCCGCTCCTCCCGTCTTCAGACTCTCTCGGCAAATCCGCCGTATTTCCTCCGGCGTCGCCTCAACCCTCGGAGAGGACAGCGTCTCCGCCGTCTCTCCCGTCACGTAGTGCGCCGCTCTTTCGATTTTTCCGCTTCCCGGCCGTCTCTCTACCCACCCGGAAGAAACGGACTTGTCGACCAATCTCGTGACGCTCAGGGGGATTCGTTGCCCATCCTCAACGGCCGTGTTATACGCAAGCACCAATTTATCCGGATCTATCGCCAATCCCCGATCGATGCACTGCTCAACGTACTTCATGGCGTTGTATCCGACCGTTGCTGCGTCCGGTCTACCCGGCTCGGCTTTGAGCTTGTATCTCCGCGAGTAGTCTCGAGCCTTGCCGTTGACAAATGTTTTGACGTCTCTCCAACAACCAAGCGCAAGGCCCCTAGCTGCCACATCTGTTCTGATCTGCTCAAGAATGGCGTCGATGTCGGTGTCTGATTTGCAGTAGGACTCACGGAGCAATACCGCGAAGGCCGGACCGTCCAGCGGGTCGTAACACTCACCGGCAAGATCGGTCACCAATGCGTCAATCTTTTTCGCAGTGGGATCTTTTACCACTTCGATGTCTCGTCTATTCGACTCCGACAACGATGTCTTGTCCGATTCGACTCTCGTAGAAGAAAATATATGTTTGTTTTCAGCACAGTTAGGCACAGTACGGGTAAGAGTGACGCGCTGTGACGCGCTGTGACGCGCCGTGACGTTTTCGTTCGTTTTGTGACTGCATGTCACGTTTTGTGACGCATCGAGCCGCGCCTTCGCCTTCCTCTTCTCCCGAGATGTCCTCGCTCTTTGCGCGTCGCTCTGTGATGCTTCCTGCGCATCAGCAAAATTCGGCCAGAACAAACCGTCTTCGACGATGGTCCAAACGTTTTTCTCAAGGAGGCGTCTGAGCCCCTTCTCAGCTGTTTCTACCGGGAAACCGTAGCCAATCATCACGGCGACATCCTCGCCGTTGTAGACGTCGTCTACGAGCCCTGCGCGGTCAAATCGCCTGGCCAATAATGTCATCACGGCTTGTGCCTCCCATCCGAGGAGCTTCCACGTTTTGGTGTCCCTCGTGTAAATCCTCACATATCGTTCGTTCGACCAGTCCAATCCCTACGCCTTCAACGCCTCCGGCTCGTTGTAGGACCGGTCCATCTCTTCGATGATCGTCGCGTCTCTCTCAAAACGCCTGTGTGAATTGAGTTTGCGTCGACCAAGTGGCGCCCGGTTGGCAACCCAGCCCTCGTGTTTCAATCTCGCCTTGGCTCTCTTTTCGTTGCGCTTGCGAAGCCTGCGGCGGCGGTTTCTCTCGTTGCGATAATCAAGCAAATCTTTCAACATGGTCCCAATTGTCACTTTCGTACCGTCCACCTCTCCACCTCCTGCTGCGTCTGTGTATTTCATTTTACAATATCCGAATAGTGGGCCGGGCAGGGCTCGAACCTGCAATACGTGTTTCCCCTTCATTCAACCTCGATGAGGTGGAGTAGGGCGGGGTGCAACGAGCTGTCCCTACCAGGCATGCGTCTGCCAATTCCGCCACCGGCCCAAGTTGCCCCAATCGCTCCAGGGGCATCGGAGAACAGCTGCCAACTGTTGTGGAGGCGCCGGGAGTCGAACCCGGGTCCATCTTCCCATTCAGGTACCGATCATTCACGTGCGTAGTCTCACAGACAGTAAAGAAAAATGTGAATTGATTCCCGTAAAATGGCGCCGCATACGATACACGGGAACTCTCGCATGTGACGGAAGGTCTAAGCCGCCTTCTGTTGTTGTACGTCTTCGACGATTCTGAGTTTACGGATTTTTGCCCTGATTCCGTCACCAGGGGCACGCACGATATCTTTCTGTTGGATGTCGAAACCAGTTCGCCCCCAAGTTGCCCCGTACACCCGGGGCCACGGTGGCTGTGTACAGCCATAGCCATTTCACATGTTTTAGACTTAGTCTTTTTCAGTAGCCCGGTGGAACCACCCCCTTTCGGATTTTTATATTTGTTAGGGTTAAACTGCCCCGTATGCCCGAGACCACGGCTTCGTGCCAATCGGTAGACCGTACGGTTGCCATATTTATGGCGTGCTGTCGCAACTCGATGCACTCCTGGTGCCGATTGACACTGTCCGGCCACTACGAATCGAACGTAGCTTTCCACCTCATGCGAGCGCCCAATATTACCAGCCTGTTTTGTATCGCATCCCATGCGACACGATACACTGATAGCAGTAGGCAGATGGGCTTGCACCATCATGGCCGGGTCGTTTGTCACTTCTGCTCCTTCGCCGCCGCCCTGGGCTCCATCTCGCTGATCGCCCAGGTGAGCTGCTCTTTGGTCGCGGACATCACCGCAAAGTTCTGTTTGCGGCAAAACTCGGACAGCTTCACCATGTTGTTATCGCTGCCCCATACGCGCTTTGAAAGATCGATGAGCCGCTGGCGAAGTTCCCCTGTCGCATCGGGTGCAGCCTTTGGTTGGTCCGGTTTCTCCGGCTGCTTCTTCTCATCCGTGATCCGCCTGTTATCTTCGGCGATGGTGGAGAGAGTCGGCTTCGGCTTCTCTTTCGGTGCATCATCACCGTTGCCCTCTCGCTCTTCGCGGACCTCTTCAATTACGGCCTTCCATGTTGTTTCGCCGCTCTTGATTGCCTTGTGAAGCTGGCGCATATGGTCAATCTGCGCAGGAGACAACTTGTCGAGATCATCGCCTGCATACTCTTCGAGGTCTCCGGGGGTAACGTTAAGCGCGGCAAACGCGTCTATCATCCGTTTCCGAGCCCCGTCCGGATCCTTGGCCGCGTCGCCATGTCTAATCTCCATGATTCGGCGTCGGCATTCGGCCTGGATGTCACCCGGAACGAGCCGAAGAATTGCGTTTCTGATCGCCTTGGACTCGGCCGAGCTCTGCTTCTTCGTCATCTCTGCCTCATCTGCCGGGAGGATGTAGTTGACCTTGTTTGATGATGTAACACGTGTTCCAAGCGCAACCTCTCCCCTCTTCACAAATCGGCGCTCCATCGTCTTTTCGAGAACGGTTTGTTTTGGGATCGCGATATTGTTCTCGATGTCGAATACGGTCACTTCTATGATTCTTTTTTTGTCGTCCTCCCATAGAATGGATGACTTTACGTCGAGGTTCCCCATAACCCTCATGCACTCCTCGGCAAACCGAATGGAAAACCCCTCTGCGTTGTCGTATCCGGGGAGCTTGTACCAAGCCGATCCAGGCTGTTTTCCGTTTCCCTTGTCGATGTCGGAATCAGCAAACCCAGGGCGCTCAACGGCCTTCAGGAGCTTCGAGCGGACGGCGTCCATGCTCCTCGGGAATTTCTTTGCAACCACGAACCGGGCTTCAACCATCGCTTTCTCTCGAGCCGCCATTACCGCCTCGACGGTCGACCCGGTAGTCTCTATCGATTGTTCTGAAAAGCCATCCCGGGCGACTATTGCGCCGCCTGTGTGTTCGGTTTCTTGAATCATACCCTTTTCCTCCTCATCGTTCGAGATGTTGTTGGCTTGACGGTGCACGTATACCCCTTTCGCGTGGTGGTCGTGAGCGTCAAAATTGTTCCGTCTGGAAGAGCGCCGAATGTCGCGTCTCCAATCATGGCGCGGAGCTTGGCCTCAAGCTCGTCCAGCGACCTCTTGCAGCTCGTGATATTCTCCTTGGCCTGCTCCCATTCGTTCGCCAGCTCTACTGCATATGAGTCGAGGGGAACCGTCTCGCCGTTGTCCTCAGGGTAGAGCCTCTTGATTGCATCGAGGCACTTCGGTGACGAGACGGGCGGCGGATCCTTGTCAATGATTCGCTGCCGGAATATCTCGAGCCGTGGGATCATTGATTCAATGAAATCATCGTTTCGATCCATGTCGCCGAGGTGGATCTCAATCCCTCCGACGACTCCGCAGTAGGCCCCCCACGAAGCATCTTTGCAGGCAACCTGGGTCTGAAGCTGTATCTGCAACCAAATGGGAATGTCCCCGTCCCACTCGCGGCGTTTCATAAATCCGGCGTGCTTGATCTCGAGCGGGGAAGGGGGATCGAGCATTGGATCTTCGTCGATGTCCCATGTGTCCCGGTCCACTGTCGCACCGAGCCACGGTATCGACGGGTGGATGGTGATGTCGGTTGCTCCCGTGTCGCGCACATATCGCCCCGTTTTGGCCGCGTAGACGTTCGCTATTCCGTCCTCTAGCTCCCTGCCGAGGAGCATGGCGTCATTGTCCTCGATCTCTTCTCCGGTCACTTTTGAGACGTAAACATCAAGCGCCGTCCGACGCGGATCGAATCCAAGGATCGCCGCAACGTCGGACGCGGTGATAAGCTCTCGGCGCTTGGCCAGCCATTCGGCGCGGGATATGGTTTTCATTACATCACCTCCAGTATCCAGGACATGTATTTTTCAAACGCCGAAGGAACATCGGATGACAGGTCGGCGGCCCAGGAGATACACATGGGGCACCCGTCTGCGTTGCCAACGGCGGCGTTAAATGCGGCGTAGCTGGAAGCCCCCCTGTGAGCCTTGGTGGCCCTGGCGGCGGCCATCAAGGCCGCCTTTCTTGCGGCCTCGTATCCGGTCACCAGATACCACCAGACGATGTCAGGACAGTCCCACAGGTGTGCTACGTCAAGCGCGACACGCCTCGACACTCGGTTGGCTCTCCACGGCGAACGGTCGTAGAGCATGCGTGACAGCACCCATATGCGGTCAAATAAATTGACATCGAGCGCGGCGATCTCGTCCTGTGAGAGCTTCTCGCGACAGCCCCAGAGCCAGCGCAGCCGTCCCTCTGTGTAGCCGGCGCACGGGCCGTATGACAGGATCTGCTCTACGGTCGCGGTGATCACTTCGTCACCTTCATCTCACCGCCATCCACGCGGGCGATGAACGCAGTGGCGCCGGCGGCCTTCAGCTCGGCTACGAGGGCTTTGAAGTTGTCCGGGTCCAGCTTCTCCGCGTCGTCGATGAACACCGGTTTGAACCCGTCTTTGAATCGCAGCGTGGACAACGTGACGGCCGTCTTGAGCTTCGCGGCGCTGTTTACCGTTGGCCATGCGACGCCGTCGATGTACATCTCACCGTCTTTGATTTCGAGACCGTCGATCGGTATGTTCTTGGCAAGCTCTGACCGAAACAGATCTATCTCTTTGAGTGCTGCGGTCATCCGATCGCTGAGCTTCTTCAACTCTTCAGCACCCTGTTCATTTTCGTCCGCGATGCGTGCGGTGTTTTGGAGCTGGAGAATGTGCTTCTCCCGCTCGCGTAGCTCGGCAAGATCTGCGGCCAGCTGGGATGCCCGCTCGCTATCGGCTTCGACCTGGGAAAGCTCCGCGAGGCGGACATCGTCGGCGATGGCGTGTGCGTCTCGGTATTCGGCCTGAGCGTCGCCCATTTCGGCGTCTGCCAAGGCGCGGCGATCTTTCAGCTCGGCTTCCATCTCGGCCCTGAGTTTCGCCTCGAGCTGCGCCAAGTCGTCTCTGAGCTCGGCCTCCTTTGCGTCCAAGGCCCTTGCCGCTTCGACTTTACGCGCCTTGCATTTTCCATCGATGCTTTCACGTCGCGTCGCCACAGACTCGCGGATCGCCTGCAGCTCGGCGTCAATCTCGGCGATGCCCTCGACGGTCGGCATCTCTGCGGGGAGGTCTCTCCGTAGCTGCTCCGCCGTTTTCTTCTTGCCTTGGTGATCGACGTTCACGCCCGTGCGGGCCTTGTAAATGACCCCCCTTATCCGGTCTATCTGCTTGAGGGGATGGATCCCCGTGGGAACTGGATCAAAACCGGCGGGGTCAAAACCGATCCGTTCCCACAGGGAGGTGGGGTTGAACTCAATTGGCATGGCTTCCAGGAGTAGCTCTATGCGCCGCTCCTTTTTGGCGGCAATGAACTCTACCGGGTTCATGGATGGGCCGTCGAAAAGGGCGTCAAGCACCTTCTGCGGCGCGTTGACTTTTTTGAATGCCTGGGAGTCTCCGACCTGCTGTTTAACGGTCAGCTTGTTGTTGATCTTCTCGATGATCATCCGTCCGGCATCGCCGTCGAGCACCAGCACGCCCTCGGCGGGCTCATCCTCGGGGGCGTCTTTGCTCTTTAGGGTAGCCAGGTTTCCGCCGCCAATGAGGCATTTATAACCTTTCAAGACCGACGATTTGCCGACGCCGTTCTCTCCGGATAGGATGGTAACTCCGGATTCCATGTCCACGCTGAACTCTCGGATACCGAGAATGTTTTTCAGTGTCATGCTGACAGCGTAAATCTTCGGGGCGGTCATGATACCACCTCCATCTCATCGGCCTGGTCTCGGGTGAGGAGCTTGAAGTCAACGAGCTTGTCACCGATATCGGCGATCCCCTTTTCGGTCGTGTATTGGTAACCCGCCACGAGGGCGCTCGCCGGGTTTTTAAACGGCTTTCTACTGACCAGTTTTCCGCCAAATGTCGCGAAATATGCCGCCTCACATGCGGCGTTGATGCGCTTCCTGGCCATCTCGTAACTGGTTGCGGTCCGAGGAATCTCGAAGACATCAGTCCGGCCGTTTTTCTTGGCAATCTCGCGGGCGCGGCCAAGGTACCCGACCGCGTAGAAAAACACCCTGTCCTCGACGACCATTACGCCATCGACAGAGTCGTACTGGTAGTGTCGAGAGTTCATCCAGTCGCAGAAACGCGACCAGTCATCCAGTCTTAAATCGTGTGCCCTTGATTCCATTGATTCCTCCGTTGAAAAGGCGGTGGCCGGGCCAATTGACGAACCAGCCCGGCCACCGAGTCCCATCTTCGGAGGGAAAGGTGGGATCCTAAACGCGCGTCATTGTTTCATATTTGCCTGTCTGTCTTTCCTCCGAAGACACCAGCTATTAGTGCACGGCCTGTGCCACGAAAACGCCCTAGTAATTTCGGATATTTACAGATTTGTCGTTTTCATGGTTGCAACAAGGACTTGACATAATATATCGATTATGCGTAACAGATTTCGAAACTGCCCTAATTTGTTAAAGAAATAGCGTCATTGCAATACTGTTATTCTTTTTTTCAGATTTGAAACCGTGATTTTGATAATCATGTAATTTGCAAGGTATCCCAAAACAGTGTGCACGCGGTGGATCTTCGCAGACTCCTGGAGACATGTCAAAAAAATAAACGGTTGCGAATACCAAAATGATGGATTATGTTTCTGAACAGGCGAACCGAAACGCGCGGAGGAGGGAATAATGAGATCGATAATCTTTGTGATGGCGCTTGCGCTCGGTTGCAGCGAAGAGCCCGACACGTACTGGGTCGGTGACGGTGACGACACCGACACGGAGACGGTGACGATGTTCGGCGACACGGATGCCGATTCCGATACGGACGCCGATGGCGACGGCGACATCGACGCGGATACGGATTCCGACGCGGACGCGGATTCCGATGCGGACGCGGACGCCGATGGTGACACCGGTATTGAGATCGGGACTGATACGGGGCCGGATTTGAGTCACTGCGAAGGGGACGACAGAGAGTGTGCCATGGGTTTTGAGCAAGCAGATATTTGCGAAGATCGCGGGGGCACCCTGGTAGCTGCTGGTGGCTGTAACTGCTGTCTATACGCCCCAATTTGCCCCACCGATCAATCCGGCTACGAGTGCTTTCAGGGTGATAACGGAGCCCAGGATTGTCGAGACGCCGGTGGAAGCGTAACCAAGGACTTCAGGTGTGACCCGTCTGTCGGCGGGTACTGCTGCGAGGTGTGACATGGCCAAAAACGCTGGGGCGAGCGTTGGATCAATAGTTACGGTACTGATTCCGATTGTGATACTTTTCATGATCGTCGATACAGTTGGATGGCTTACCGTTATCGCCGCCGTAGTGGTCGGAATAGTGCTTCTCATATTTTTAAATTCCAGGTCGAAGAAGCAACACAGAAAGGCACTTGCCCAAAAGTATGGATCAGACCTCGAGATTTTCGAGCGGATTATTGGTGGTACTGTCTGGATGGGGGAGACAGCGGAGCAGCTCACCGACTCAATAGGTTATCCGGTGGCGGTTGACCGCAAAATTCTGAAGACCAAGATCAAGGAGATCTGGAAATACGATCACCTTGGGAACAATCGATTTGCGATGAGGGTCACTCTCGAAAATGACATTGTTGTTGGATGGGACCAGAAGGACGCGTAACTACCTGAACCGCCTTCGTCTCCACGCATCAGAACGCGCGTAGGTCCCCTCCTCAAGGCAGCTGCCTCGGTATGGATCCTCACCCCTCAGCCACGCCACAAAAACCGACAGGGCGTAGAACAGGGGCCACGCGACGAGCCACATGGCGAGGCACAGGATCCAGTTGGCGCCTGCGGCCAATGACGCACCGGCCGCAACCGCTGCGAACAGCTCCACCACCTCGTATTGCTCGACGTGGTCGTTCTCGTGGTACTCGATTTCCGTGTCAATCCCAGGCCCCCCCTCGTGGCCCTCCAGGATGAGCCCGCCGTGCCCGAGGGTTACGCCGTGAGCTCCACGCATCGGCACCCTGGCGAGCCATGATCCGCTTTTGACGATACACCAAAGCCCGCGGTTCCATCGGAGGCCCCTGCCCCATGCTGCTCGGCAGAGCAGAATCAGGAGCCAGACCAGCGCATCCCACCCAAAAGACCAGAGATAAACGAGATAGGTTTTCATATTGATCCTCCCGGGTTTACAAAGCGATAGACGAGACCGTCATAGGTGACCAACCAGATGTCGATTCCGTCGAAGAGCACGTTTCCTGAAACGTGATCCACGGCTCCAAAGGCCGTCACGGAGTTTGTTCTAGCCACGGACTCTCCTATGAACGCAGGCGACGGAGATGATCCACAGTCAGAAGACATCTCCGCTATTCGCCTCTTGTGAATCAGCCAGTAATCCTCTCCAGATGGCTGCGAATTTTCGAGAAACGCCATGTGGAAGTGAGTGTGATCCGAGCCAATCATGACGCCGTATTGAGTCTGGTTTTCCATTACCGTCAGGGTCGACGAGTTGTAGGTCCTCGCTGTGGCCTCCCCGGTCCTGTGGATAAAAACCTCGCCTTGATTGCTCGTTGCAACAATCAGATCTCTACCGTGAACCAAACCTGTCGGGTGCTCTTCGTAGTCAGAGCTGTTTGAAGATTTTATCGAATCATCGTACTGGGTTGACACATCGGATATCTCAGCCCATAGCAGGCTGAAAACTCGGGGGACAGATCCGCCGTCATGCCCGAGTGTGTAGAGATAGGTCCCGTCAGATACAAGCTTGGCCAGCTTGTCTTCTGAGTAGAAGGCCGAAAAGCTCTGGATGCTACAGCTTGCGAGGGTCTTGGGAAGCACCCCAATATGTGGCCTCGCCGGAATACCCTGGACCAGGATTCCGATGTTGTCTGAATCAGCAACACATAGCCTGCACCCTTCTGACCCACTGTTTTGCTCTACGCCTGTGTCGCGCGTGGCAAGCTCGGTTCCTGTCCATGGATTTATTGCAAACCTGGAGACCTGAACGTCTCCGCCTGTCACGTCCCACGCTACGTAAAGATAGTTTCCGTCGCAACATATCGCATAGATTTTGTCAGGTGTTGTTCCCCACGAGAACGAAAGCGGTGAGCCAAGCACCGGCGCTTGAGAGTAGTCGATACACCCGGTAATCTTCGCGATGGACGTGGTGCCGTAGAGAATAAACAGAAAGTGCTTGCCAATCGACGCATCCCACCCAATGCAGGAATCCCGGATGGTCTCGCCTGTGTCCAGATAATTGAGTGCGGCGTTCGGATTTGCCCAGTCAGCATCTACGAGTCCAGAGCATATGTCGCCCGGTGTCGCGGCAGGGTGGCGTGTCGATTTTGCAAAAAGCACATCAAGGGCGTTCAAGTTTTGGTTTGTGAACGCGTCGTCGACGACCCCGTTTGCGACTATTCCGGCGCGTGCTCGAAGGCCCTGAGTGAGACCTTCAATATCATTGCCCCATGCTTTTTCCAAAGGCGTCCCGTCGTTCATTCCCGAAACGGTTTCGTTTTTGATGCTTCCGTCTGGGTAGGTGTTTGGGTCCTTTCCCGTGGCCCTTCCTGGGTATTTGTCGTAGATGCTGATAGACATGGTACTATTCCTCTGTGTCGTCGACTACTGCGTCAATCGCCATAAGGGCGTCGGCGAACTGCGCCCCGATTGCCTGGAGCTGCTCTTTTCCGACACCGTTTTTTTCATCCATGGGTAAGGATTTCAGGTTGTCGCAGATCTTCGAAAGCTTCATTTTGTACGGCTCGAATTCGACCTCTTCTTTGAGCGCGTTTCGAAGGGCGTCATCGCCGCTTTCGATTTGATCCTTGGTGGGCTCCTCGATTTTTTCTGCTGCGCCGTCTTTGTTTTTTTTCGTACGTGGCGTCGGTCTTTCGTTTCTTATTTCCGTGGCCCAGCACATCGGCTCCTTGTCGATTTCCTCCCGAAACTGCTTAAGGGCGTCCACAATGCGGTCCAGGTTTTTTCCCGTTCCGTAGTTCGTTGGAAAGTCCCCGCGCCCTTTGGCCTCCCTGAGTGCGTACTCAGCATTCAATAACAATCCGATCGTTTTCATTTTCGTTTGCCTTTCATTTTTGTCAGTTCTTTGAGTGCCCGTTTTATCTCATCGATGTCGTCGGTTGTTACCTCGGTTGGAACGTCAAGCGATGTCTTTAGTTCATGCTGTGCTGTCACCACGCGGTCAACCGTGTCTGAGACCTCGACTATCTTGGAGCCGACGTTGTCGAGACCGTTTTCCATCCTGGTAACTCGCTCGGCAGCTGACCACGCCATCACCGCAATAGACACCAAAGCTCCAAGTAAGGTGATCGTGATTCCCATCCACCACCTGGTCCAGCGCTGGATACCCATTTTTAACTCCTCTATAGTGTGCTCCTGCCTGCATGCCGCAGCATCGGCCCTGGCCTCTTCTACGCCCTTCTCGAGCGTCTCAAACTTGACCTTGGCCCAGTGATACTGGGCGTATTGCTGCGGTGGCGACAATTCACTTAGTCCACGAGATGTCTTTCGCAGACGCCTTTAGTGGATCCTTCTTGGCCATCTTGGCGCATTGTCGGGAAAGATCCAGACCAATCACATCTTTGACCGCGTTCAGAAAGTTCTCCCAAGCCGGAAGAACGACCTTTTCGAAGTCTTCTCCGCCGATCTCAACCCTGGTCGGGAAGATGGCACCTCCGACCGATTGACAATTGGAATCGTCGGCTGATTTTGAATCGGCGTAGACGCCAAGCTCGAGGGAGAACCTCCCGGAGTCGGTGTTGACTTTCCCCGTCCTCGGTTTCACCGCAGCGGCCGGTAGACTGATGCCCATGTTCGTTTCAATTTTTCTTGTGAATTTCATTTTTTCTCCTGTTAAATTGGACTACACAAACTCTGTAGACCGTTTTTACTGTTTCCCCAAAGTGACATTCTGGTGCTCTTGGTTCCAACGCTAAACCCTGACCCTGCGGGATTTGGTGCCGTGAATGATGAATATGTCGCGGATTTGTATCTTAGATTTCCGAGATCGGCGCTCACTGAAATAATGTCTGAAGACTCAGGATTGTAACCGAGCCAGATATACTGACCAACCTCAACCCTGTAAAAAACGTCTACAGGCACGTAGACCACAGATGAGCCGATATATACACCGGAGTCATCTGACCAAATTAAAGCTCCAGGCTCTACGCCTGATTGCTCATAGATGCTGAGTTTTAAATTCCCGCTACCCGTGCCCTTGTCTATTCGTAATGATCTGATTACTCCGCTTTTTGTGCACAAATATTGATTCAGAACAAACAGATCAGTTTGACTTCTAGAGTCATCATATGTTCCGGTGTCCCCAAGCAGCTTAACTCCCATCTGTTACACTCCACCTATATGAGACCCGTAATACTTGTCAGTATTCGCGTCGTAGACGAATGAGAAAATCCCGACCTCACTGTGACCTATTTCCACAGCCCCTGGGTCCCCGTTTGGCCAATAAACATTTGCGGGCCATCCATCGATTGTGATTGTTCCGCCTGGGTTATTGGCTTCTATAATTAGATGGCATCCAACCGCGACTCCGTTCGGATCGGCGAATGATACAGATGTGATGTTACCGGTTGCCGTGCATTTCTGGAGCGGCTTTCCGGTTGCCCATTGTACCGAAAGAGATGAACTGTAAGAGTATAATGTGGGAGTGCCTCCGAAGCTAAAGTTTAGGCAATCCCTCACTGAGATAGCGTTTAGATCTATTTCACTTGCCCCTGAAAAACCTATTGAATCATCGCATGTAAAAAGTATTCTGGAATAGCTTCCATAGGCATAGACCTGGATATTTGCGTAATGCGACCCGTCGTTGTTTTTTGCGTACAGTTCGGATTTTAAATGAGTCAATCCAAGTGCAGACACACCACAATTGGCGGATGCACCGGTGTTTTTGCGAAATACCCAAAGCTCACCATCCTCATTGGCGATGCTGTGAATGTTGTCTGGAGACGTTCCTCCGTTTATCAGAATATCCCTTGGTCCATCCCACTGCTGGCCGTACAGGGCGCAACCCGTGTTGTATATATTTATTACCCCAGGCCTGTTTGATGTATCCGTCTGACTCAAGTACAGGCAGACGGATCCGTCCCCTGCGGATGGAATATAGATCGCACCTTTGCCGGTAGAGATGTTGAAGTTCGTTCCATTGTGCTTGATCAGGCCGTATTTATCGGGGTCCGTTGCGTCGGAAGCGTGAAAAATAAGAGCGGGGTTGTCCTGCATCGGGTACCCAAAATCTGTCGCAACGTCAGCCTGCTCGCAGATAATGATCGTCCTGGATGAAGAGGGGGTTGATATCATGAGGGCGTCGAATGTCTGCGCCGTACTGTATCTCATGCTCGCGTCAAACCCTTCGCCGAAGTACACCGGGACCGCATCCTGAACCATGAATCCGGCCTGACACTCTATGTATCCGTGGACATAGAGATCGTCATCTGAATTGCAGAGTACGGGTGCACCGTCCCCGAGATGGATTCCGCACGCCGCAGCGCCGGAGGTCCGGTTGATATTCAGAAAGTCGTTGACGCTGTCCCACTTGAACGTTGACTCGCTATCGACTCCGGACCCGGTTCCATAAACGATCTGGCCCGCCGGTTCGGAAACCCCGCCGGAAGCTCCGTAGAGTTGGTGAAGGGCGTTGATGATGGACACCTGCCCGAACTCACTTTCAAACGTAGCCCACTGTGCGCTCCCGTCTCCAAGTAGAATGTAGGGCGTCGTCCAATTCGTTATGATGTAGTTTCCGGTGAATCTGATATCCCCATCGGCCGTTGGGTAAAGAACGATTGATGCTTTGTTGTTCCCCGATTCGAGCCTGACAACTTCGGAGGCGTCCAACAAAATGTCTCCGTTGGAAACGAGATTGATTTCTCCGTTGTTCGCCCCCTGCGCTGTAGCAGTGAGGTTGATTACCGCATCACCGCCGGCGGCTGAGTAAACCGGAGCGGCCTCGATGTCTACCTGACAATTCGTATCGGTATCGGTAGCTGTAACTCCGAAGGTTGCCCCGGTGTAGTAAAAATTGGCCCCGTCAGTGTTGAGCTTCTTCGTTGCGTCGAACCACGGCACCCCGTTATCGTCGTAGCTGTAGCCGTAGAGCCAAACTCCGATATGGGCGGTTCCAACCGTCTCGAAGTCAAAGCAAAAAACATCATCATCCGAAAACACGTGAGACGGAGATGATGCCCCCATGTGAAGACCGCATGCTGGAGCGGCACCGCCACGGTTGATTCCGAGAAAATCATTCGTGTCGTCCCACCAAAGGCTGTTTGGGTCCTCATCGAGGTCCCCTGTGGCGCTTCCAAACTGAATAGCGCCAGGCGTTAGCCCTGACACCCCCCCGGATGAAATGGCGTCCAGAGCGTCGTCTATGCCCTTCAGATGGGACGCCAGGTGATCGACATGGGAAGAGGTGGGGGCAACCGCTGGGGTGTAGTAGCTCGGCGCGTAGTCGATGTCCAGTAAGTCTCCGTCGATTTCGTCCGCTCCGCCTCGGATGTGTCTTGCCGCGTGGTCTGATACGTCAACCCCATCGACGAGGCTTACGTCTGTGATGTTCTGCGAGTGCATGTTGAGATCGCCGGAGGTAATGTCAAGCGTCGTCACGCGGGCCGGCTTGTTCTTCGCGAGGAACTTCGTGACATTTCCGTCTCCGTCTTTGCCACCCCACATCTTGAAGCCGAGGTCTGAATCTGCGATGTCCTCGACGGCGAGCTGCGTATTGAGAATCGAGCTTATATCGTCTTCGATGTGGAATATTCTTTTTTCTTCGAGGGCCATGTCAAACCACCTTTTTCAAAATTTGTCCTGTAGGTCGTCCGGGAACGACGTTCCGTCCTGCAACCACGTATCGGACGTGTAGGTGTCCTGGATGTCAAATTCGGTATCAGGCTCAGGGTCTATGTACAGAATGACCCTTGTGTGAACCGGCTTGACCTTGTAGATCATTCGAATCAGAGTCCTCACTCGAGACTCCGGAACAATTGCCCTATCCGGATATGGCTCACCCGGCAACCATTCCTCCCCGCAGACGTACCAATAGACCGGATACTCGCTTGGTATGTCTGGGCACGGGTATTGCTTCCCGATGAGCAGCTGCCCATCGTAGGCGCCAAACGAAACGCTCTCGTCCCCGACGAATTGCGCATCGTTTCCAGACGACTGGAACTGATACAGGTAGTCTCTTTCGCCATGATACAGGTCATTGACCAGCACGTAAGAGATCGGAACCAATGGAATGGGATTCCGGGCTTCAACCGGATTGCTCCCGGGAACCCACCACTCGTGGACATAAACGTCGAACCCGGCGGACCTCAGATAGTTCTGGATGTAGTGGGGAGACTGCCCGCCAAAGGCCCCCCATTCGGCGTCAAGCTCTACGTCTGTCATGGTGACCGGTGAACCGAATTGCTTCGACCAGTCAACGAGCCTCGACGTGCTCAGCGGAAACGCCTCCAGCAGCAACGATTGAAAATGCTCGTGGATTGTCTTTGGAAGGATCGCGAGGCCGTGAAAAAACTTTCTCAGCGTGCGGTCGATGACGAGGCCCCACGCGCGACTGCGCGGAAGCAGTTTGTCAAAAACTTTTACCCAGCGATCCAGATCCATTTATTCCTCGACGCACCGCTCTGGGTGGTTGTTGCACCATCCGACGCGCTTTCCAGGGTACTCACCGCCTGTTGCCGTGATGAGAGCCCTCATCGCGGTATACGTCCCATTGGTTGCCCAGTACGGGCCGTAGTAGGTGGTCAAAAAATAAGTTACCCCAGTGGGAGGGCTTTGCGCTTCGGCTTCGGCGTAATTCGAAAAGTCGTCGGTAAGCTTTTTGATAATCCCTCGGTTGACCTCATCCATTCGCACGCACTCAGGGATGCTGAAACACCCGGTGGTGAGCGGCTCCGAAAGCTCTCCGACGACAACGCCGTTGATGATCACGTCCTCTTTTTCAACGGTGACAATCTTGCCGTCCTGCATGGCGTCGACGATAAAGTTCTCATCGACCTTCTTGGTCTCAGGCTCGCACGCGCAAAGCGAGACAACGATTACTAAAGCGATCCATTTCATTTCTTCTTCTCCCTATTCATTTACTGTCACCGACCATCCATTACCCAACAGGGCAATCAACGCGGCGTCACTTGCCGATGTTCTGGAAGCGTTGTTTCCGTCAATCTTCAGGGTGCCCCCCGTGCCTCCTGCGTCATTTAGTTTATTCAGGCAGTTGTCGACCTCTGTTGATGTCCAGTTGCAATTATGAGCCTGGAGAGTGATATTGCCCCATTCCGCCAAAGCGTCCGTCGTGCACCCGATATCAGTATTATAGACCCAGAGGTGTGTTAGATTCGTGAGTGCCGACAAATCAGACAGATCCCCTGTGACAGGATCATCTCGAAGAGCCATCTGTATGGTCGCGGTCAACTCCGACAATGATGACAGGTCGCCAACGACTTCAGAATCCTGCAAAAAGATATACTGCAGAGATGTAAGCCCGGCGATGGATGAGAGGTTGCCACCGATCTTGGTCCCCTGAATTTCGACATATGTAAGACCAGGAAAGCTACGAAGGCTTTCAATGTCGCCCACAAGGTTTGAATCGTTCACCGTCTTCAGGTAGTCGAGGTTTTTTAGAGCGTTGAGGTTGTACGCCGTTAGCCCTTGGCTGTTGCTCGAAAACCTTGTAACCGCATCGATGTTTCCAGAGATGACGATCCTCTTTGTTCCAGACACGCCGGTGTAATCGTGGTTCCAGGTCGCATCTGTTCCAGGGCCGAGAAGCGTTACTTCGTCGACAGCCGACCCGTCACCTGCGGCTACCGTTATCACCTCGCCGTTCGTTCCTCGAAAAACCAATGCTGTCGCAGACTCTTTGACCGTTTCGACCCACGCTGACACATTGGCCGCAACTGATGCGATTGATCGCTGCTTCAATACATGGTGCGGAAGCAGAATCATGACGGGCTGTACCTCGTCAGCTTTGTGATTTGAAGCGTTCCAGCCGATGCCGAAGATCCCTTTATCGCCGCAACCTTCAGCGCCGCCGAAGGCGTGAAGTAGTAAGGCATGTTCGCAACGAGCCTCACGTTGGCGGTTGTCGCTGTCGGGGTCTCTCCGAAAACGATGTGGCAATCCTGGTCAGACTGAAACATGTATACCAATCCGGCCTCAAGCGCGGAAGCCGTCGCTACACTGCCGTCAAACGAAATTTCAACCGGCGTTCCCGGCTCGCCGATGAGCGGCTCTCCTGCCTCGAAGTAGGGGCTTTCTCTTTTCATTTCTTCTTCTCCTATTGGACCCACGAGAGTTGTCCCAGCTTGGCCTTCTCGCCCTCCTGGAGCTGGTAATAACCCTGAGTCAATCCGGATACCTCCACGCCTTTTATGTAGCCCCCGTATGCAGCCGCGATCCTTGCCGCGACTCCGGCGACTATTCCATCGCTTATAATGTCTTCCTTCGGCATGAGTGACACGCCGGTGATAAATGGCTCGAAGTCAAGAAACAGCTGAGTGAGTGCATCCTGGATCGCTGTTTTCGCGGCGTCCTCATCCTCTGAGACGAGCCCTATGACGTCCACGTCAAACGCTGTTCTCGAGATGGGGAAAACCTTCACGTATGCGTTGATATTTCTGCGATTGGGCCAGACGGTTGTCCCGTCGCCTTCGAGGTGTTCCCAGACGTCTTGACAGACCCCAGAAGATTCGGGATCTGATGGCCTCCCACTTCCATCGGGATTTATCGCCGGTGGAATGCCGTCATTGTCAGAAGCACTCTCGACAAACACAAACACCTGGCCCGCGTGGCTATCCGGTATCGTGATGTCGTACCATCCAGAATATGGATAGGCGTTTCTGACCCCGACCACCTCCTCAGCCCAGTCCTTGTAATCGGCATACGCTCCACCTTGGGGACGAGCGGCGTATCTTTCGAGGATGCGCTCCCTGAAGACTTCAGTGTCTTCCGTGTCTACACCGCTGGCCGATGTAGTGGTGACGGTTGCGACCTTCTCAACGCTCGACGGTGGGTTCATGAAATGGATCTCTTCGAACTCATCCATGTTGCCGAGCTCTCCGACGTCCACCGCTCGGATCGTCGCCGTCTTCGTCGCCGCATCGAGGGGTACGTCTCCAATCAAGACGTAGATCATTTTCGTGACCGGGTTGATAAAACGTGTCCCGCTCGTCAAGCTTCCGGTCTGATTGAGAACGGTGATGGTAATGTTCAATTCTGCCCGCTGGCCAGGCTTTTGGAAGATTTCAACCAGCTCACCCCATAACTTCAGCGGTGTGAGCGTAACCCCGCCGATGGTCACCTCCACATTGCTCGCGGTCTTGACGAACATTTGGAGCATGATCCAGCTGGCGTACTGGTAGAGCAGCACAAACACGCCGCCGAGAACCTTCGCGAGAACCCTGACAAACGACTTCGGAAGTATCGGGATGGAGCGATTCAGGCTCGTCTCGAGCTGGATGATTATCATCTCCGAGATCTGGGCTGATGTTTTTCTTGTCATGCTCATGCTTCACCAACTGGCAATGTCATCTCCACGGGGACAATTTCCCCTCCGAAAATAGTGATCGCAACACTGATGCTCACGGTTTTGTTTCTCGGCATCGATACCGACACGGAAACCGCGACGGCGTATCCACCGTCAATCAAAAGAGTCTCGAGCTGCGATTGCGCCACTCCTTGAAGCTCTGACAGTGTTTTACTCGTAAGCGGCGATCCCTTTATGATCGATTGAAACTTGCTTCGGTACTGTCTGTTTTGTGGCTCACCCTCGTTGCCCCACCACTGCAGCGTTGAGGCGGCCTCGCTTCCGTCGTCTCCGTCGTTTCCTCCGACCAGCTCGAGATAAACCATTGTCTCAAAAAGCTCTGTCATCTCCACAAGCGAAGACGTCGCCCCTGTAGACGGATTGTATCCACCGACCAAGCTGATGTCCCCTCCGTCGCCTACGTCGAACATGAGGACGTCTCCGGCCTGTGTCGCGTTGTTGCCGTAGTCAGTGCTCATTGGTCCGCCTTTAGATTTGTGGATGCGATAGAGCCAATTGCTGGCCATGAAGCATCAAGAGCCGCAATAATATTTTCCTTGAACGCGGCACCACCGTCTGCCGATCCAACCGCTGCTACGCTTATCGCGGTTTTGATTGCCTCTATTTTTGCGTCCGTTTTCGTCGCCATCGCCACGAAGTCGATCCCGTTCCCAATGTTCGCGGTCATTCCTTGTCCCGGCTTGATCTCTATGGTTCCGTCCGCCTTGAGATGAACGATAGCGGTAATGACCCCCGGAGCGCTTCGCGAGAATATGACCGCCTCACCTGGCCCTGCCTGGTTGTCCTCTGAGAACACCGCAGAGATGCAGATCTCCTGCCCGGACCGATGGAACAAAACCGAGTCGCCTGGCAGCGGCTGGAAATCGAGCGATCCCATCGGCATCACTGTTGCCGTCACCGCAGGGCCTGCGCCGGTCTCTATCGTCGCCACAACCTGCCCGTCTCCGACGGTGACACTCTTGATGTGACCGATCATTGCCATGGGAGGGCCTCCGGTATCTCCCCGCTGTACACCCCAGGGAGAACCAGGCGAAGCGATGTTGTACGGGATTCTGCGCTTTGTACGCGTGTCACATCGGCTATAAGAAACTCGAATGAGTCATTGATAAAATCCTCTTCGGATTTGAATCTGACGGTCGTGTTCGGCTTATAGAGATTGCCGCTGTCGTCCCTCCACGTTGCGAGATGGACGGTGATTGAGAAGATGTCCGAGAACAGTCTTCCGGCTACGGTCTTGACGGCGGCCTCCAACTCTCCTTCATCGATGTCCGGAAGCTCAACGGTGAAGGGCCTTACTTGGTCCGTCGCAAATGGGTTTTGGACGGTAAGCTCTGCGCCTCGCCCGTTTGATTTTTTACCCCGGCGCTTGGTTTTGGCTGGGATGTATCCGGTCACCGACGAATAGAATTTCGACTCGTCAATCACTGGCGGCTCGACCGCGTAGACCGGCGCTCTCCCCTTCTCGAGGTCGGACACCGGTCTACCGGCTGAAACGCCTGTCCATACAACGAGCTTCCCGTCGTCCCCTGAGCTGATGACCGGGCCTCGCTGCCTGGCGAGGTCTGACAGGAACCCGAGGACCTCCTGATTTTCTTGGATGTCGACGCGCTTGAATACCGGCCCCGGCTCGGCTCTAAAATCGCACCCGACACCATGGTGAAGGCACAGGTCGTTCGCAATCCTAGTCAGATCAGAGTCGGTCCACTCGAGGGGCATCGCCGAAATTGGAGGCATACTGAACTCAAGGACCCCGGGGTGAGCATATGCCGACACCATTAGGTTTCTACTGTTGCCGCCCTGGACGGTCTCCGGGGTCACTCCTCGCCCCGACAACAGGACCTCCCCGTCAACCGATATGTCGATTTTTGGGGCCGACAACGGGCGAAAGAGAGCCCTTATCTCCGGCTCATTTGGAACGACAAAGCGGGCCTTTGCGACTGCGTCGATAGACTCGGCAACCTCGAGCCCGTCCCACGTTCCGAGCGCCTTTCCGTTGACAGAGATCTGAACGCCGGGAATGTCCGCCGGGGACCCTTCGATTTCTTCCGGAATTTGCAGAGATGTCCCGGCGGCGATGGGCGCCAGCACTCCGGGGTTTGCCTGCTGTATCCTCGCGGCGTCGAGATCGTCGCCGGTCGTGACCCTGGCGATGTCGCTCCACGTCTCCCCCCCTGAAGCAATGTGCCTACCCATACCACACCACCTCTCTACCCTTTGGAATCAAGATGTGTTCGTCACCAGCGATCTGGTTGGTCAGCAAAAACATGTCCATCGTATCCGGCGCCGTTGTTCCGTACAGCTCGAAGCAAAGATCGATTGGCGTCCGCTCGCGCGTGAGCGCGGCCCTGAACTGCGTCTTGGCCTTCAGGGATGCTGTTATCAAATCAGATATGGAGGCCCTGACAACCTCTCTAAGCTCCGGAACTCCGTCACCGGTGTCAGACGTTGACTCGTCTATTTCGCCGCCCTCGACGGCCGTGTAGTTGCTGTCGTGCCATTCCTGGTAACCGTCTTCGAGCGCCTTGAGCCCATCGACCGCGGAAATAAAATCGGATCTGCTCTGAAACTCTCCCGAACCATCGGCGGCCATCATGGCTGAGTTCGCAATGAGAGCCGATGCGATCACCTTGTTGAGGTGGAATGTGTTGATCGAATCGTTCGAGTATTGTCTTACCTCGGCATCTGTTCCGCCGAATATGTCATTTGCAAGGTTTTTGTATCCGGCGAGCTTCGTCTTTGTCCCTTCTGCCTGGCGGCGCGGCTCGCCTACCATGATCTGAACCTGGCGTGCGAGAGCCAAGGGCTTCCCGATGACGGTGTCAATACCTCTGTCAATCGAGTCTCCGACGTCTTCCATCCCCTGGGTCACCGCTCCGACGCCTGCCGAAGCCTTATCCATCACATCGCCGATTTTTTTCACGGCCTTCAGGACCTTGTCCATAAACCCGGCTTTGTCTACTGGGTCTGAGAGCTTGGCCTTGTTGGAGAAGTCAACCGCCGACGCATCGAGAAGCGAGTCAAACAGCGACTTTCTGCCGCTGTCCCCTCCAACCTGCAATCCGGTCGTTTCGAAAAACGACACATCGAAAATTACTTGTCCGGCGCCGCTCTTGTAGGGGTCGGTCCTGGTGACTTCTCCGACGAGCACGACGGGGATGTCTTGGCGATACGACGGGTGAGATAGAACGCCCTCTCCTGGCTCCAGGATTGCGCTCAAAAACGCTTCGGCCTTGTCCCTGTATCCTGAGCCTGAGAAGAACACCCGCATCGGGAACCGCCCACCGGTGCGCTTGCCTGGTTGCACATAAGTGCCGTTTCCAGATGCCAACTCGAACGGCGCGGACTTCGACTCTACACTCGATGTGAGGTCCTCAAAGTCAAACGGAACCTTGAGCCCGCTGGGGCTTTTGTAGACGGCTTTCTCCGGGAAAACCATGGGCTCGCCCTCAAACCTCTTCGGCCCGGAAAAGATGTCCTTAATGGCGTTGATCGTGTTGGTGACGGGGTTGCTCATTGCGCGGCCCCCGTGTGGACGAGGTTGAGAGATGTTCCTCCGCCACGGCGTCCGCTCTGCTTCACGGATGCCCGGCCGGTCTCGTCCTTGATGTTGATCTCGACCTCGGACCTGTTGACCGTTTCGGTCCTGGATGTGGACACCGTTGGGGTTGACACCGGAAACGGTTCCTCCCACGGGGCGACGTCTCCAAAGCTTTGATTAGGCGCGTATCGCTCCTTGTTCTGCTTGGTGTTCAATGCTGACTGAAGCTTTTCGCGATTGTATTTCGCACCCTCCATGCCGAGGTTCTTCCACGTATCCATTCCAGGGAGATAGTTCAGGAGCACGTTTTTCTCTATCTCGGCCTCGGCCTTGTTTACCGTTTTGATGTCCTGCTGAAGCTGCGCCGTGTTTCTCTTTGATAGGTCACGCCCCATCGTGTCATTGATGTCGAGCGATAGATCATAAAGACGCTGGTTGGCCTCCATAAGCGGCTCTACGAGCTTGTCATGGATAATCGTCCCGATCTCCCACCCGACCGCGAACGCGGCGAGCGCTCCCATGGCTCCCTGGATCTTCCCGATGGATCCGGCGGCGGCATTCGCCTTGCCGGGTATCGCGTCGATTTTCGCCCCGGCCTTTCCGACGCCTCCGACACTGAGCGCCGCCGCCTTCGACGACGTATTGAGCAGCCACATCGCCGCGCTGGCGACTTTGACCGCTGCGGACAGTCCGTAAAAAACGGCGACGTATTTGGCGATCTTCTTTCCCCAGTAGGCGATATCCTCCATGTACTCGGGGACCTTTTTGATAAACTCCAAAAACTTGGTGCTGATAATCCCCTTGTTTGCAACCATCCATTTACGGGTTGAGTCGGCAAGCTTTGTAAGCTCGGGGAGCAGCGGGCTGATAACGTCAACGAGGAACCCCTTCACCGTCCGTCCAAGGCGATTCATCATGTCGTTGTACTCTTCGGCCTTGGCCGCTTGTTCGGCCGTCACAATGCCGTTCTCTTCCTGCTGACGCATGAGGCGTCCGATCTCTCCGGTCCCCGCGTTGGCGAGGTTGATCATGTCCATCCCGGAGCGACCAAAGCCGGCCGTCGCCATCGCGGCCTTTCCCATCGCCCCGGGGGTCTTCTCGATGGCACCGAGGTACAACTTGAAAGCATCGCTCACGTCGTCGGTATCCTTGAGCTGCTTCAACAACTCCGGGTTGGTCTTCTTGAGAGCGGTGTACATGGCGCCGTATCCGCCCTTCAGCTCCCCGACCGTCTTCGTGAACTTTTGTAACGACTTATCGAAGATCTCCGTCTTCACCCCCGATTGCTCGGCAGCAAATTGGAACTTTTGATACTCCTCGATTGGGAAGTCCATCGCCCTTGTTTTTTTGGCGAGCGCGTCCATTGACTCAGTCGTTCGGTTGACGGCGTGGAAGACACCGGCGAGCGCGGCCCCTCCGGCGAGTGCCCCGTATTTGAGCCCACGGGTGAGGTGACCCGAAATGGTTGACATCGCACGGTTGACGCTTCGAAGGGCCATCGATGCCCGCGCACTGAACCGCATAATCTTTCCCTGGATTCCTGAGATGACCCGAGAGGACTTGTCGACGGCCCTGAACGTGGTCTTTATTTCGAGGTTCTTACTCACGTGGTGCGCTTTCCGCGATCAGCCTCGGACGAATTCCGTCGTAAAAAAACTCGATTTCATCGAGGTCCATCGTCCGAACATCCGGCAACCCTGGATAGTGGAGGCATATTTCGAGAATCATCGTTCTCATAACATTGAGCCTCGTATGCATCGGGTTCCCATTTCTGTCTTCTCTCAGTCGCTGCTCCCGTCCGTTTCGAACAAGTAACGGATGTGTTATCTCACTCATCCAGAAAAAGGTAGAACACCTCCTTCACCATCTTGATGTCATGCTGCTCGAGCTTGGCCAGTCTCGAAGGGGCGATATTCGTCACCCTGGCGAGCCAGGCGTCCTCTTTCTCCTCGACGTGGGTGAGCTTGCATGTATCCATCGCCTTTCTATCGCCCTGCCTCGGGCGACGGGTAAAGACGACCTCCGGCAGCGCTTCGCTTTCGGTGCTGCATGTCACCGCTCCGTCTTCGTCTACGGCGATGCGTCCCTTCATCACATTCTCGATGAAGTGCTGTCGGTACGTTTCCATTTTTTCCTGAGCAGACTCGCTCCGAAACGAATCCATTTCGAGCCGTGCGAATTCGGCGAATCTGTCGAACTCCGCGACGGCAACCTCTCTTGAAATCTTCTCATCCATGATCTTGCCTTTCAAAACGCGCCGCCCCTTTTTTCGGGGTGAAAGGCGGCCCCGAGGGCGGCGCTTAAGTCCTGCCTTTCGTTATGTCCTCTTCAGGTCTCCCGTGCCGGAAACGTCGAATGTCGCCGTCGCCTTTGCCGGGTTGTATTTGATCGTTCCGGACGGGCCTCCCTCGGTTCCTACGAGAACGACGCCGTCGTGAAGCTCGATGGCGACATCGCCATCATCAGCCGAGTTTTTGATCTCAATGAGACGGTCGAACTTTGCGGCGTTGCATTCGACAGTGCATCCGTTTGCCATCCACGGACCGACCTTGACGATCTTCCTGGCTGTCTTGTCCGCGTTGCTCTCACGGGTGACCTCAATTCCGTCATCGATTTCGGGCTCGTTGTCTCCGGTGAATTTGAACGACTCACCCCCGAAGGCGATCGTTTTTGGCGTTCCTCCAACAATCATGACTGGCCTCCATAGTAGAATCCGAATTGCAGCGTGATGGGAAGCACGTTGACATTTCCGGACAGTTTGAATGTTGCGATGATGTCGAGCCGCTTCGGGTTTGTTGACGAGATCGTGGCCGTGCTGTTTGCAATCGCGAAGTCGACATCAGAGATGATCGCGGCTAGGCCAGCGTTGGCGTAGATTCTCGCCATTGCCGAAACAGCGTCCTTCGGCTTCTTTGCGGCGTCGTTGTCCGTCGCCTGACCGTTTGGAAGGAGTGGGACACCCTTCCATTTTGTGCTGTTGAACTCCAGCTCGAAGTTGTAGATCATCGTCGCGATCTTCTGTTGGTCCACCGCGTAGGCGTAGGCCGGAGGATCTTCCCCGGTCGGGTGATAGCAAGTGACCGTATCAGAGATTTGAACCTCTCCGTCGACGATCTCGACGGTGGAGCACCCGGCCTTGACCGCCGTATCACGCTGATTGCTTCCCCATTGGACAGAGTCCAGACCAGGGGTAAGCTCTGGGCATGCAAGCCCGGCGTAATCGTACGGGGGATTTTCATTTGCCCGCTTTGCCGACCGCCTCACATGGTCCGCCGCGATGACGAACGGAAGGTCGTTCGAACCCGGATTGGCGATGATGCAGTTCGTTCGGTCCGTCTTTCGCGCGTCTGTAACGGCTGTGACCGTTGCCAGCGTGGCCTCGTTTGTCCCTGTGAAGACGAGCAGCGGCTTTCGGACTTCCGGAGCCCATCGCCCCTCGCCAAACGCCGAGAACGAGTCCAGGTTGGTCGTGTCGTCGTAGTCGAGGGCGTTTACAATGTGCGTGTCCCATGCCTCTCCGATGAGGTTGAGACCCTCGCCAGCCGCTTCCACGCTGATTGTTCCGCCGCCGCCGGTCGGCTGCGTGTATGCGAAGCTCAGCTCGGCATCATCCGGAGAGACCATCTCCAGGTAGACGTTGTCTCCTGTGTCTCCGTCCCATCCGACTGTGAAATCGAGCTTTGTTGTCCCATCAGACGCCGCACCGGGCATGCCGAGCTTTCCATTGATGGCTGCAATGGCCTTCGTGATGAACTCGGATACGCTGTCCCCGGATACAATGACGATCGGATTGGACAACACGTTGTTGATCTTCGCGTAGTACGTCTGCGTCTTTGTCGCTGTGCCGGTCGGGGTAATGTCCCCGACTGACTGAAGCGGTGTGCCGGTAACCGAAATCGGATATACCCACACTGGGATGCTCCCGACGCCGTCACCGTTCGATGGAAGCAGCGATCGGACCATCAGGTAGAGCGGGCTCGTGTAGCCGTACAGTGACCCGACCTCATCGGCCGTGAACACCTGGCGCTTGGCCATCGAGTCCGAGTAGCTCGCGTCCGCCTGGCCGAATACCGCAATGCGAACCGGTCGATACCTGGTCCCCGGGTTTCCGAGCTGCTTGTATTCGGTCTTCATTGCGAAGCCACGAGCCCGCCAATCTTGTGGAAATGCTGTTGATGCAGTCATTTCGCTATTTCTCCTTGCGGCCCATTAGCCGCTGTGGTCGTACTCGAGCTCGGCGATGACCTGACCACCGACCTCGTGGTAAAATTTCACGTTGATGATTTCGATAACGCTCGGGTCCTCGAAATCGATTGTTTCGTTGTGCTCCACGGCAAGCGTCAAACGAGCCGCGCGGACGTGCTCTACAGGCTGATTTCCAATGCTCGGCTGAAACGGCGTGATCTTTTCAATCCACCTGCTCCAGATGAATCCAGCACCGAGCAGCCCGAGATATCCGTACTTGTCGTGCATCAAGATGTTTCGAACGAGCCTGACAGTTCTGTGACTCAGGATGGCTGATTGCATGTCTCCGGGAGTGTGCCCGCCAGCGGTCTCCTCTGATTCTGCGTAGGCGTAGACGTCGATGTTGTATCTGCTGGTGTGCTTCTGGCGATCGGATCTATTGGAAGTCCCCTCGTCGGGGCCGCTGTCGTCGAAAAACACGTTGACGATTGGAGAGGGCAGGGCGCCGCCTTGGAACTCTTCCCATGGATTGTCCCGCTCGAGATAGACACGAAATGACCACTCGGTCGGATCGGTCTTCCCGGCCGCCGTTGCTTTTGCAACTTGATCGGCCCCCTCGGCGGCGAGTATCCAAGCGATTTTGTCGCGGATGACTTCGAAGCCGTCCTGGCTGTCAATCAGGGGGATGCTTTGGGACTCCTGCGTCATAGCGGCGTATACCCCTCGAGCATAAGAACCATCGATCCGTGACTTCGGTCCGGATGGTGCGCGACGACCTTGAAGGTGTGCTGGTGTCCATTGGCGTCGACCGTTTCAACAACCCACGGCTTCGATGCGCTTTGGGCTACGCCTCGAACGCCTTCGAATCCGACATCTTCTAGATCGCGAATAGAAACAGAAACAGAGCATTGACGCCCGGTCACGGTTTCTCCGGTACCGGGGTCCATCGCGAGGTGAATGTCACTCGAGAATGCCTTGAACTGATGTAACTCAGACGCGGGCGAGATGATATCAATGTCAATTCCGCCCGTGTCCTCGTCGTGGAGGATTTCGAGATAATCCGCGTGGGCTGTTCCAATCAGGCTCATTTCTGAACCAACACCCCTTTACTGACCCAGAAGTTCAGAGTCGATTGTCCGCCGGGAAATGTTTCCGCCGTCACTCCGCCGATGCGAGTGGACGTTTCGTGATCGAGAATCCCGGCCTTGGTTGAGAGCGCTGGCTTGCCCTCGGCGATGATCCACCGTGGCGGCCCTTCTTCCTTCGGTTTATCTTCCGGCTTCACGTCGGGCTCTTTCGACTCTTCTGCCGATGCCTCTTCCGGCTTCTCTTCCGGCTTCTCTTCCGGCTCGTCGTTGCGCTTGGCTTTTTTCCATCCCTTTGCCATGACTAGAATCCCTTCGTTGTGATGCAGCCGAAACGATCACGGGTGATGGGGCACAGCGCTGGACGGGTTCCAACTCCGAAGTTGAATACCTCGCGGTCCGGGCTGAACCACATGTTGTAGGAAAGATCGACCAGGCCGGACCTGGACGTCGCGCGACCCACTCTGCGAAGTACCGCTGCGGCCTCCGTGTCGATCCCGAACTTGTTGATTGCTCCGAATGTGGCGTCCAATCGGGGGCTGGCCTCCAACAGGAACTTTGTGTCACCGATGTATTCGGTCTTGGTTCCAGACGCGTTTTCGTGCCACTCGTCATAGATGTAAAGGTCGATTTTCCGAGCGCCGCGAATTTTGAGAACACCCACGAAGATCGCGCCGTTGTTGAGCCTCGGGTGAACCGGTTCCGAAGTTTCGTCGAGCCTGTAGATCTCTCCGGTGTAGTCCTTCGAGGCCCCGTTCTTGAATTGTGTGGTGGCCTTCATTTCGTCGAAACACGAAGAGTTGCAGATCGCTCGACGCACTCTCGATTTCCCGTCCCTTTCGATCACGTCACAAAGGTTTGCGATGTCGGTAAACGGAACCGCCGATCCCGCGGTTGTCCACGCGACGGACGCATTCGGAAAGTGAGTGCTCAAAACCTCGAAATCCTCTGAATAGACCGTTCCTGTCCCATCTGTGAGGGTGACTTCTCCGGTGGTGAGAATCTGGGATGCCTGGATCTCGATGGCCCGCTTGATCATCTCGATGATCTCGGTAATCGTCGGGGCGACTACCTCTTGAACGCGAGCCATGAAGGCCGGGTTTTCGTACGGCGTCCGATTGAACGAACGTCCAGACATGACCTCGTCCGCTGATGCCGAAACGCCTTCTTTGTAGGTGGTCGGCTTGATTTGCTTGATGTCGAACCCCTTCAGGCCGTTCATGCGATATCCGGTGGTCGCGTCCCGTTGCGGATATGCGATTTCGCGGGAAGTTCTGCGAATGTGGAACTCGACCTTGTCTTTGTTGTGAATCCCGTCCGGAGGCACGGAAAACATGCTCGACAGGAGGAGCGGACCTTCGTCTTGCTCGACGTAGGGCGCTACAAGTTGAATGGTTTCTGTTACTGACATCTCGTCGTCCTCCCTTAGCTGATCTCGGATACGCTGAGATCGTTCACCGATTGCAGCGTGATGCCGGTGTTCTTCAGCAGCTTGTCGAAGACGAGCGTGTCGATTGCCGTCGCGTCGTCGAGCTTGCTGAGTTTGGTTTTGTTGAGCTTCCCGGACTTGATTACTCGCGTCCGAAGATCGCCGCTCGCGGCGAACGTGAGCGCTTCTCTGAGCACCGCAACGGGCTCATTTGTTCCTGTGCCGCCGCCGTCGACGTACGGGACAAGCTTCTTGGTGGAGCTGTTCCGGGCCAGTAGGGTTCCCTTGGGCCAGGTCGCGGATTGACCGGTGCCTGCCACTGCCGTGTCCCAAACCATCGTTGCCGTACCGGCGCCGATGGCGATGGTGGTGCCGAGCCCGCCAATGTCGTTGACGATGACGACGTGCCCGCTTCCGTCCACGTCCGCGTGACATCCGACGCACTGGTCATTGATGGCGGCTGCCTTCTCGAGCGCGGTGTCAGTGCTCGCCGGGTAAGTTACCGTCTGCGCGACGCCGTCCCATGCCTGTCCGGATCCATCTGTGACGGTCAGAATCAGCGTCTTTGTCGAGTCGTCGTCGGTCTCACCGCTGGCGCTCGTTACCGATGCCGCCGTACCGGTGAGGTCGGCTGTCAGAGTCTCATCCTCGAAGGTGCACGGACCGAGAAGGAGATCGTCCCTTGTCTCTTGTTGGGTTTCCATCATTCCACCTCGATTCCGGAGTGCGCCGCCTCATACGCGGCCTTGGCCTTCGCGTCGGTTTCGGCATCGTCACCGGTCGTGCTTTTGCCCGCGCCGATCTCTGGCGGGTCGTCTTCCTGGCGTTCCTGGCGCATGCCGCGCTTCATTGCCGCCGAATAGTGGGTTGAGGTAATCAGCGGAGTGATCCCTGTTCCCTCCCTGATCGCCTTGTGCGCCGCCTCGATGTCTCCGCTGCCCTCAGCGAGGACCAGGTGAGCGCATGCTTGCTCCCGCTCTGCCTTCCTGCCCGCCTCGTAGATGGCGTCGTAGGTTTCGCGGTGCTCCTCTTTGAGGGTTTTCGCGTCCATCTTGTCTCCTTGGTTTGCCGCCGGTTTGGCGGTTGGTTTGTTTACGCCTATGGCGTCAATCATCTTGAGCTGAAGGGCTTTTCTCGCCGTCATCACGGCGCCTTGCCCGTACTCGTTTTTCACGGTTTCGGTTGATACCTTTCGGCCGATTGCGATGTTTTCGGCGAGCACCTGAAAAATGTCGTCGAGTTGCTCTCTCGCATTGGCCTTTCCTTCCGGAGTCGACAGGTCATTGTCCTTCTTTGGGCTGTCGGTATTGGTGACGGTGTGCGTCTTGAAAATGCTCGCCTGGCTCGTCTTCACCCCGACGCTTCCAATGATGGACAGATCGTTTTCCGCGACGATCTCGCCGGTCTGACTGGCCAGCATGTAAGCCGCCGAAGCCATCGTCGGACCTGCTATTGCTCGCGTCTTTACAGGGGCCTCGCGAATTGCCGCCATGGTCCCGTGAATTCCATCGACAATTCCGCCCGGTGAGTTGATGTCAAAGTCGATGCGCCTCGCGCCCTTGGAAACCGCCTCTGTAATCTGGCTTCTGATGTCTCCATATGTCGTGTATTCGGAGCCGAAGTAATCGAGCATACGAGATCTCTCGTTGAGGAGAGGCCCCTTTACCGATATCGTGGCGACCTTTCCGCGACCCATGCGCATCGGCGCGGATGCATGAACCGCATCGTCGAGATCGTCTTGAGCGACGCGCTCTCGCATGATTGCTTCAATTCGTTCGACAGCGTCAGGCAGCATGAGCCAAAGCGTCATGATTCAATCTCTCTTTCTGTGGACATCGCGGCCGCGAGCATGGCCGGGGCAATGCGTGACATCGCCTCAACCGCGTCGGTTCCGTATTCCTTATGGAGTTCAAGAAGCGGACGCATCGCGGCGACCTTCTGCTCGTTCTCCTTCGCGACCTGCTTGATGTTGTGCGACCACTTCGACCCGTTGATTTCCCTGGCCGTCCGCGTGTTGGTCGTCCATCCTTCTGTCACTTGTGTTTTGTAGGCGGCGGCCTGTTTTACCGGGTCTACAGACGGCTCGACCTGTCCGAACCATTCCGTTTGCAACCATGCCCGCTTGATGTCGTATTGTTTCGGATCGCTGTAAGCGGATAGGAACCCTTGTGCCTCAATTTTCCCGAGGAGAAGTTCGGATACGAACCACTCTTCCCAAAGGTTCTTGCAATGGGCGGCCGCAAAGCGGGGCCGCTCCTTGGCCTTGAACGTGCTCCATTTGTTGTTCGCCGCCTGAGATGCCGAATAGTTTTTGTTGAACGACATCATGAGGATCTCCGGAGGACAACCGAGAGACCACGCGAGCCCGACCATCACCGCCGCCTCGAACGCGCCGAAGTTGATGTCACTTCCGTCTCGGAATACGGTCGGCTCTTCTCCCACCGCGAGGCGCTCCATGAACAGCCCAGGCATGATCTTGTTGAGCTGAAGCGGTCCAGCGGTACCGGCCGGATCTACAACCGTGTCCTTCCGGGTCGCTGCCTTTCCAAATGGCATCGTTCCAGGCGCGGCCTTGTCGCGCTTGATAAATCCAATGATGTACGAAGAAATTTCGGCCTTGAGCTGAGCGGCTCCGCGCTGTTTCAGAATCGAGTTGAGGGGCTGTATTGCAATGGAAAGCAGGGGCTCTCCACGTACGCCGTCCTCGCGCTTGTCGATACCGTAGACCATCCACGCGATGAGCCGGTTTGACTTGGCGCCGCGAGCCGAAACATAGGTGTATCGGTCGTCGAAGACTTCGTTTGTCCCCTCGTATACCCAGTAACCGAGGTGGCGTCCGTTTTTGTCCCGGTGGACTCCATCAACCACGGACTCATCCAGTGCCTTGTCCGGTGGCGTCTGGATTCGGTCACCGTTGACTATCGAGATCTGCGGTAGGTTTGTCGCCCTGTCCTGGCGACAGATGACCAGGCAATCCCCGGAGACCAATGCCTCCGTGTAGATCTGAGCCTGTAGCTGACCGTCCTCGCGGCTGCCCTTTGCGTCGATGATCTCCTTGGACTCACCGTAGATGCGCCAACGCTTTTCGAGCGTTTCCGTCCACGACGGGGCACCGTTGGCCGATACGCCGGAAAGGGCGTCCTCCGGAAGACCGAGAATCGACTCCTCGGGGATGGACTCGGGACACAGTCCGGTATTGATGATGTCGGTGACAAAACGACGGACTATTCCGCGCCCGTACGAGTTTCCGTAGAACAGTGCCGCAGACCGGCGCCGCAGCTTCCAGTAGTCGAGCCCGCGTAGCTCCTCGAGAGTTTCGCCGATGCCGTCGAAAAACTGGCTACCGTCGTAGTATCCCGAGCCGTTGGAAAAATTGACCGTCGATGCGGTCGCCGGTGACGGCTGCTCGACTGCGTCCGTCGACTCCGGCCACGTCCAGGGCAACTCTTCCTCGGCGGCCAGGCGGCGGTCTCGTCTCCAGAGCGCCATCAGCCGTTACCCCGCAGATAGAGGCCCTCGCCGTTGATTCGGTTGTCAAGGTAGTCAAGGCGGGCGTAGAGGGAGTCAATAAACATCTGGAGGGACGCCAGGTTGCGCTTGGTGACGGTCTGCGTGGTCTGGCCGGTGTCGATTGTGTAGGAGGCGAGCGTACCGGCCGATAGGGCGAGCATGGCGGTTTCGGCCGCCTCGATCTGCGCCTGGACGGCCTCGAGGCGGGACTGGAGCCATGCGTCTGTGATAGATGTCGCCATAATGCACTTGCGGAGTCGCAAAAATGATTCTCCTTTGTTACTATATGGCGACTATTGCTGCTAACCATCAAGGCAAAAACGCAACAAAGGTAGCAAAAACGCGCCTCGCAAAAAGGTAATGCGCAGTATGACAGAAATGTCGTAGCCTACAAAGTCTTGTATTTATTAGACTATTCTGTTTTTGAACCCAGGTTTACGCGGTTCAGTATGATCCAAATGTCGTGATAAATGCGGATGGCTGGAAAGACGTTCGCTTCGAAGCATCCGGTAAGTCGTTGTTTTTGTTTGCAAATGTAGTTTTGTGCGCCATGTCTTGCGCATTGGCATACGCATTGCACTGTTTAGGGGCATGAACGGCAACGAAACAAAGGAGAGGAAAATGAGAAAAGTAAAAGAAATCAATAACCGATGCGCCCTCAACCATGCGGTAGACTGTCTACTCAATCAAATCGGAGAGTCCGAGAATGCACTCGGAGAGTCCTATGAGGAAACCGCAGACCGAATCGATGATGACCACCCGCGAGCCGCTCAGTATCTCCGCGAGGCGGAGACTCGTTGGTTCGAACTGGGCGACTGACTTCGACCTCCACTCCGCTCGCCTCCCCGAGGCGGGCGGCGATGGACGCCGAAACGGCACAACAAGGAGGACAAAATGAGACTTACAGGACAAGACGCAATAAAGGCAAAGAATATTCTAAAATCTACGGTGCTGTGCAAATTTGGAGACCCGGTAGAGGGTCCTAAGTCTGACATCGAAACAGAATTTGCCGAGGATGTTATTCGCGAAGACCCGCAACTCGTATACACAGACGTGGATCTAGAGGCGCTCTGGTGGGCATGGCACGACCAGGATATGGATAGGTGGTCGCCTACTGTAGAAGAGGCGGAACAGCGATGCATAAAGTGGGTCGACGGAGGGTCGGATGATGGCCCGGATATAGAACGGTAGTACGATTTAGGCCTCCACTCTGCCCGCCTCGAGGAGGCGGGCAGAGTGGAGGCCTAAACAAAGGAGAGAAAAATGCCAAATAAAAACCTATCTTTATCACCCACAACCATCGGTCTGCTCGCGAAGCTCGGCAACGCAAGCGGCTACGTTGAGTCATCGATATCAATGAGGTGGCCGCGCGTTATCCAAGCGCTCGAGCACCTCCGAGCCCGGGGATGGCAGAGTAACGAGATCCTCGCCGCCTGCGACGTGCTCAACGGGTGCTGGATGTTCGTCCATGATCCGACCTGGCACGGGGCATCCATGACTGACGGCCAGGAGTACGCCGTGAAATGGGATATATCAGAGAAACGGTGGAAGGAACTGGCCCGGGTCGTGTCGGAGAGCGCCGGCGTGGCGTTCGCACTGGACCTGGTCGTGTCCGAGTTCTGGACGGGGAACACCTACCTGGAACGGCTCATCAGGGGGGCCGAATGAGTTACACGGCAGAAGAAGCCGCGACTGCGTCGAAAAACCGGGCAGAGCGGGAGGCGCGGGAGTCGGCCCGATGGGAATTCTCGGTCGGAATCAAAAAGCCTAACCCGATGGCGTGGTCAATCCGCTCCGTCAACACAATGGCGGAGCGCATGATTCAGATCATTCGCAAATCCCGAGGCACCATCGTCACCCGGGTCACACGGCTCATGGACGCTGAAGACGATCCGCTCGATGACGATGTGCGGTTTGTGATCGATCTGCTGATGGCCGCCGAGCAACCCGGATCCGATCGGTCAAAAGTCCTCGACGCGATCCAGAGAAACTCCCAGAGATCATACGCAAAATCAGCGTAATCACGCCGCCTCGAAGAACGCCCCCGCCTTGCAGGCCCCCCAGAAATAGGACCAGTCAACCACCACCTGGCCGTCCGGAACGTCCTGCGCCTGCTTGCACATGAGCCACGCCAGGACTTCCACCGATGCATGGGCGTAGACCATGAGGTCCCACAGCTCCTGTGGCGCGTTCCCAGGGCGGTGCCAGACCCATTTGTCCTGGCCGTTTGGGCGTCGCTCGTGGCGCTTCACCTCGCGGGTGAGCTCCCGGAGCTCGTCGTCGGTCGTGTCCACCGGGGCGTTGAAGGTGTAGGCCTCCTGGTTTCCGTCGTCTGGTCTCCACGTGCGCCTGAGCACCGGGGCGAGCCGGTCCTTGTAGTAGTCGACGAAGATGTGATACCCGAGCGTCCCGAGCTGGGTGGTGTATGGGCGCCACTCCTTCGGGCTATTCCGAGTCGTCTCCCGACCCATGATCGGGTAGACACCTCCCGCATACTCAGAGCAAAAACCGGTCACCGTCGGAGAGTACGGGTTCGCGTCGATAAACGTCACGACTATGCTGTATTTTTTGCCGTTGTCCGAGATCCACTCCCCCTCCTCGATGAGCCGACGCAGCTCAGACCAGACCGGCGACTCGGGAAGGGAGACGCCCTCGGGGGTGTCGGTGTCGTCGTAGATCCGATTGTAGCTCACGAGCCAACAGACAAAGTCGAGCCCGGACATGGCCCACCCCCAGACCGCGACGGCGAGGTTGTCGCCGTGGACGTCGACGGTGCAGGTGAGGAAGAGGATCTCGGAGTCGCAGTGCTTCGCTACCTCGACATTTTTGATCTCGTCCTTGCGGTACCACACCCGGCGGTGAGCGGACGCCATCGAGAACGCCACCTTACCGGTGTAGACCGTGAAGGTCTCGGCAAGGAAGTTGTTGTAGAAAACCTGAAGCTTGGCAGGATCCTTGATTTTTCCGTTCTTGTCGACGGCGGCGAGCCAACGCATCACACCGGAATACCATTTTCCGCGACGACTCATCATCCCCGTGACCTGGTAGCTCCGCATCTCCGGTATAACCGGGTCCGCGGTCGGCTTCCAAAACGCGTTATCCCTGGTGATAAGCCGGACCTTGTCGTGTTCCATGTGGGGATTGTCACAGTTTTTACAGTGATACCGTACCGTTTCGATGTCGAGCGTCTCATTTTTGGCGCCCTTGTAATCCCACGCGAGCCCGTATTTCGATCCGTTATCACGCTTCCCGGAGAACCTCAGAATCTGCGGCATTCCGCATTTCAGACACCGAACATTGTATTGACGCTGGTCCCCTTTGAGATATTGCTCCTTGATGAAGCTCATCCCCTCGATTGTAGGGGTGCACCCGAGGAATGCCTTGTAGACGTCCTTGAATCCCTCCGTGCGGTCCTTGAACAGCTGGATAGTGTCTCCATCAGCCACCCTTGCGTAATCGTCAAGCTCGTCCATGAGGAGCAAAAGGATCGCAATCTCGCGGGCCATGCGCGGATTCTGCGCCCCCCTCGGGACCAGGTACCCGCCTCCGACCCACTGGAGTTCGTCCTTTGTGATTCCGCGCTTTCGGCTGTTGCCCGCGTCGGACGACTGGAAAATGTCACCGAGCCCGGACTGCTGAAACATCGGAATGTAGTTGCGCTTGATGCGAGCCCGGGCCGCGTCGATGGTGGTGTTGACGTACATGCACGGCGCCGTGCGGATATGGGCGGCATAGTACAACAGGATTGACTCAAGGATCGTTGAGTAGGCCGTTTGGACGGCCTTCATGATGGCGACCTCTCGGACTGGAGAGCGGACGTCGAAGCACTCGAGCGGCTCTATCCAGTACGGCGTCCGATCGAAGTTGATGTACCCTGGGTCTGCGGTCACCGATGCCGGAAGAAACCGGCGCCGCTGGTTGAACTCTACGGGTGAGAGCTGAACAATCTCATGGGTCAGCCCATCGGCCATCTCTCCGGCCCACGAAGAGCCAATCACATCAATGTTGCACATCTTGAAGCTTCAGCGCCCTCTGAATTGAGTCTTTGAGCGGACCGATGAATGAGGTCAGCTCGGATCGTATGGCCACCTCGATCTCTTCTCGGGTACCTCCAGATTTAGCGAGGGGGTACACAGTCGACGCCATCGTCTTCGCTCCGTCCGTCAATATTCGAACCAGAAACGTCTCCAGTGGGTTCCACACGCCACGGATCATCACCTCGCGGGCAACTAGCCTGCCCTCAATCTGTGCGTTCTTCAGCTCGATTTGCTGGGCCTGGGCAGCAAGCTTTCGGCGGGTGAGGGTGTCCTTGTCGACCAGGCCTGAAATGTCAACGTCGTCCGGAGGGGTAGGACGGCCACGCCCCTTTCTTGACGGTCGCTTCGTCTTCTTCGGCTTGGCGCCCGGGTTGATGCCCTTCTTGGCGAGGTAGGACTGGACGTCGTTGTCATCGGTATCGATGCCGCCTCCCGACACCGGAAGCCTGCCCCTGGCGATGAGCTTGGAGACAGCGGACGGGGAGATTCCGGCCAGCTCTGCGAAGTCGCGCTTTGACACAACACCCATACTGTACTTATGTCCACTTGTTGACATTAGGTCAACTCATGGGTTGACAGTCAATCAGCTACAGATGTGTGCTCTTGTCGTACATCAAAAGACAAGAACGGCCGATTCTGGATGTCAACTGGTTGAAAAACCTCGCAGAGCGTGAAAGGCGGCGGGCGCATACAAACAT